CGGTTAACGCGGTTAGCGAACTGCATAATAACAGTAGACTTGCCCGAACCGTGTAGGCCCCAGATTAAAAGAGGCTTATTACGGTCGAGAGCGATACCAATATCAATAAGCTCGCTAGTGTCGAACACATAGTTTGACTTGCGTTTAGGTATATATTTTTCGGTGCCATCGGTTCTATCTGGCAGTTTGGCGAACTCAATAACTTCGCCACTACCATTCTTAACAGCATCGGATTCCCTAATGCCGAATAAGTCTGTGATTTTTACTAATTCCACTTTAAATCCTTGTTTTCAGGAACCCGAACAATGCTGCTGGTAGGTCGCCTAATTGCTTAATTACTTTGTAATTCTTATAGTAATTACTAACAGAATTACTCTTAATGCCTATGCCGAATATATCAACCCCATATTTAGACTGGCTTACGCTGTCTAAATACTTAAGCATTTCTTGGCTTTTCTTAGTATCGCCTAGGAAGGCTGGTGAACCGTCGCTGAAAACAAATAGCGTCTTCTGCTCTTCCGGTCTTACCGCTAACCTCTCTAGTGCCCGCTTGACGTGATAGGAGTCTTCGTTTTCCTGTAAGTTACCGCTTCCCTTGGCAATGTTAATCATCGCTTTCTTACTATCAAGATCGAAGTTATCGCCAAACTTCTTAAACGGGTATATCACTTCCGGGTAGGTTGGATTGATGACTTTCGCGGCTAGAGTAGGACTAATAGTTTCTTTAACCCTAGCCCATGCTTCCTTCTTACCTAGAATGTCGGACCGCTCAGTAGTAAAGCCGTAAATCTCATAAGGTATCTTTAGCGATTCAAGCGTAAGAGCAAAAGCATATGCCGATTTCATAGCTATGCTGATCGGCTCGCCTCTCATGGAGCCTGACATATCGATCAGAAGCCCTACGGCGGCTTTTACGTCCCTCACTTCACTCTTGCGGGAGAAGATGCGATCATTGCCCGTTTTGACGCTGTGGAGGCTTTTCTGGTTCAATCTGCCTGACCGCCATCCGCCAGTATACCAGCGACGGTTTCGGCTCTCCAGCAGCCTCTTAAGGTCTTTAGAGAGGTAATTGGAAATCCTCTTAACCTCATCTTCGAATGCGGCGATAGAACGGGTAGCTAATGCAGCTACTTGTTTCTTATCCTTCACGATATCAAAACGATCCGAGAAGTGATAATTTTTAGCCGCTCGTTTCGCTAAATGCTCGACTTCCGCCCCGATTGCTTCTGCTAATTCATCCTCTACCTTTTTAAGGTCTTCTAGGCGTGGGGGTTTAGGAGACGATGGTTTACGCTCTTTCTTCTTCTCGCTATCGTCTGCCCCACCTTCACCTTTATCTTCGCTTTCGCTAAACTCTTTATAAAAGAAATCTACGAAATAGTCGGTAAGGTTTCTTACGTCTTCCGCACTGGTGACGCTAGCTAAAGCTTCTACCTTGGCGGGATTCATTTTAGCTTCAAGAGGATCGAAAAGCTTATTAGCTTTAATCTCATCATATTTATCGCTACTAAATCTACAGTTGGATTTCTTAGCGAACCATAATGACGAATAGCGAACTTGATAGTCCTTTAGCTGCTCTTCATCTTTCCTGTCGCATTCCATGATGGCGCTATAAGAATAAGGCTTGCTTCCGAACTCATCTTCGCGGTTGAAGATATAATTGTAGCCAGCCCTAATGTTAGCTTCGCAACCCGGATAGATACTGGACATGCCAGCATTTACGCGAGGGTCTTCAATGCAGTTGTGGATATAATGCCATAGCTTGCTTTTAGAGCTATCGCAGATATCATCGCCGCTACTTAAAAGGATATGGCCGCATTCATGATCGATATAGCCGTGCATTGCTGCCAGTAAGGCACTAGTTGCGCCCTCTGGAAGCTCTGGGATAAAAATGGTTTTCGGCTTTTTTGTTTTAGGATCATATACGACTCTTGGGGCAAAACCTTCCATGTATACTTTGATGTTTTGCCCCGCTAAAATCTTAGCAGTCTTCTTTAGGATTTGAGCCTGTTCTAATACGTTCACTACTTAACCTACTTCTGACTAGCATCATGTTCGTTGGAACTCTTCGCTGGTTAAGAGCCTTTAGAACCATCTGCGGGGTTGTTTCTGCGGGGTCGCAACCGTCCGGTAGGTCAAGGGCCACTGTGACCGGGAAACCATACGCACGGAGCTTTAGAGCAGCCTTGATAGCTGCCGTTCGCGCCTTAGGCTCTCCATCCCACATGATAACGAATTCCTCAACCCCTGCTGCCTTCATTGCTGCTAGGTCTGCTAGCTGGTCTTCCGCCGTATAAACGTCCTTCTGTATGCTAAAATGCTTACCGAACGTTCCACATGCTGCCCAATCTTTATAACCTACTTCGCTTTCTAGCGCTTTGGTGGTGGCGAACACATCGAATACGCCTTCATTGAGTATGACTCTTTTGATACGGTTTTTGATGACGTAATGAGCGTTGTAGATATATCGTGCTGTTCCCGGTAGCATATTGGGAAAGAGATACTTCTTTGGGGAGGTTCCTGTAATGTCGCGGCCTTGAAAGGTTGCGGGCTTTCCATCGACATCGTAGATAGGAATGATAATGCGATTACTAAAATCGACCATCCTACGATTACCTTGATAATCTTCATATCGGTAGAATCCAGCTTGACAGTTTCGTAAATCGAACCTCTTAGCGATCTTAGCATCAATGCCTCTATCGACCAGATAACCGGGTAGGTCATCGTCGTTCTCTATCTTAAGGTTTAATGGGAGCTTCCAATCTTTATTAGCTTTGATACTAACATGGTGGAGCTTTTTCGGCTTATAAGTGAAGATAGATTCGTTGTTTTCCAAGAATCTAAAAACATTCGAAGATGGGCCGCCGATAGACTTATTTAGGAATTTAAACAAATTCCATTTTTCATCGCATCTAAAGCAATTACCCAAAAATGATTCTGCGTTAAAATATACTTTATAGTCATTGGAGTGGCAATTGGGACACGTCTTTACATTTATCTGTAATCCACGGTTCCCGCTGGAAAGCCTATATTCGTATCCTAAATAGGATAATACACTTTCGTAATCGTAGTTAGTGATGTCTGTTTTCATAATTCAACAAATAGCTAATCGCGTTTTGCAAAAATAAATAATTATCCTTGAACATACCTAAGCCCCTATTGCAATTGGAACAAAGTAAACCTCGAACCCCATTGGTGGAATGGCAATGGTCCACAACTAAAGGCATCTTATTGCCCGTTTTAGGGTGAATACCAAACTGTTCTTCTTTACAAATAGCGCACTTGCCAGATTGTTGGTCGGCTAGTTTATCATAATCTTCTGCGGTCAAGCCGTATTTGGATTTCAGGAGATATCCCCTGTGTCGATCTGGATTATGATCTGCTTCTTTAGATTTCACTTTGTCGTATTCTTTTCTAGAGTTTATAAAACATGTCTTACAATCTTTCTTGTAGAAATCACGCCACTTATAGTAATCGCTTAATGGCTTGCTAGCACCACACACTCTACAAACTCTATACTCTTCACTCATCCTCTTCTACTTCTTCTTCTGGTGCTGGCCCTTCGATGACGCCTTTGCATCGGGAGCATTGATAGTGGTATCGGTATGGGCCGAAGCCCATAACCGACCATCCAAAAAGCTGCCAGTCATGACCTTTGCTCTTGCAAGGGTCGCGCCTAAACATTACTGACCTAGGGCCTTCTTAGCAATATTTAGAATGCGAGTTACCGTAGCGTTTGGTGCTGCGGTTTCCTGTGCTACGATGTCAGAAAGACTACGGCGATAGGCTTCTACATTGGAGAACGACTGTGCTAGGCTTTCGCGTTCCCGTTCTAAGAGAGCCTTATAAAACTCTGCTAGTTCCTGACTTTCTTCATACTTCTTTTTAGATACGAATAGCATAATTATCCTTTAATATCTGTAATTTCTTTAATGTGCTTCATTACTGATAGATCACGCTTAACGAAAATTGTGACCGGCTTTTGGTTACGGGATGCCGCGTAGTAAAGCCTTGCTTCGCCCGTTTCCTGTTCGATTTCGTTGACGTTGATAGTGATAACAAGGTCTGCCGTTCTGATCTTATTAAAGTCATCAGCAACATGCGTCATAGTAACCGTGTCAACATCAGCGCCCGAACGGTTGGTCTGGGTTGCCGTAAGGATAGCAAAATTTTCCGTCTGCGCCAGCGCTCTTAGATCAATTGCTACCTGCTTGCTCTTCTCGATGCCATCACCATTGTTCTCGGATAGCATAATATCCATGTAATCGACCACTACTAGATCGAACTGGATACCTAAAGCTTGATACTTCTTAACAAGGCGTCTTAGCTGGCTTACGCTAAATGTTCCTGACGGATATTCATGTAGCTTCAAAGTAGCTGCTCTACCAGTCCACTTAGCTACCCGCTCTTCCACCTTGTCAATTTCGATATTAAGATTATCCATCTTAACACCGGAGATATTGGCGTCCATTCGGTCAACCTGAATTTCGGTGGAAACTTCAAGCGAAACGAATAGAACCTTGTTACCCTTTTCGGCGGCTCTTAGAGCGTGGTCCAGAAGGCCGATTGACTTACCGCGCTTTGAGGGAGCCATGAGGATGGACAGTTCGCCCTTGCCCCAGCCCTTGCGATAAAGGGTTTCGTCAAATTCTTTGAAACCGGTTGTTACTGAGTTATATGAAATCTCACCAGCTAAGCGAGCTTTTCGGATTGCGCTACGCTGTCTAATGCTGTCACCATCGTTATAATCGTATGCGCTGCTAAGATCGCTAGTGCCTACGTCGATAGCTTTCTGGAAGATTGGTAGAATGTTGTCGAGGTTGCCCCCGTTGTCTACGATGTCAGCGGCTTCCATGACCGCCATTTCGGTAGCTTGTCGTCTTACGAACTCTGCTACTCGCTCGATAATGAATTCGCGGTCTGAGATATCCGCTTTATATAGGTCTTTAATCTTAGTGGTTACGGGGCCTTCTAGTTCCTTCCGTAACAGCCCCTTGGCCTTATCTTCTTTGAAGGTCTGGGATAAGGCAACAGGCGACGGGTTGATACGATACTTCTTATAGTGATTGTGGATAAGACTTAGAATATACTTATCCACTTCACTTTCGAAGAATTCAGGCTTAATAAGCCCATCAACCCGTTCGCAAAAGTTCCTGTCCCGTAAGTTTAATGCTAGTGCTTTGTCTTTAAAATCGTCGCCAAACGTTACGGTAGTAGTCATAATGTCCTTTTATGGTTTTTGTGCTAAGAAGTTGTTCAGTCCTTCTTGCGTGTCGAAATAGCCTTCTGTTCCCTCATATCGATCAATGATATGGCGAACGATGCCGTGACGAACGATATCATCGCGTCCGAAATTGCAGATAGCTACATCGTCCAAACCTTTCAGCTTGTAAAGGGCATCTACCAAGCCGCTTGGGCCGGGAATGTCCTTCTGTTTAATGTCGCCATTGATGATGAACTTACCACCTTCACCGAACCGGGTTAGTAGCATCTTCATTTCGGTTGGGGTGCTATTCTGCATTTCATCTGCTAGAACCCAAGTCTTAAGGGTCGAGCCTCTTAGGAATTGTAGGGGGCGCGGTTCGATCTTACCGGCCTTGATATAATATTCCGTCTGACCGGCTCCTAAAGCGTCAATGAAGGCATCCTTCACCGGTCGTAGATATGGTTCGTATTTTTCTTCTAGCTCGCCCGGTAGGAACCCTAGGCTTTCCCCTACCTCCACGGCAGGACGGGTCACGATAACTTTATCAATGATCCCGTTCTTAAGAGCTTGAGCCGCCATGACTGTCGAAAGCCATGTCTTACCTGTTCCTGCGGGGCCAACCCCGAAAATAATCGAACTACCATTAATCTTACGCATGTAATGTGTTTGAGCATCATTCTTAGGCGTAATCTTTTTGATCTTTAGTTCGTGGTGGGCAAACTGGTCATCAAACTCGGTTGAAATGGGCTTGTGACGTGGTTCTTGGTATTTAGGTCGTTTACTCTTACTCATTCATTAATATTCCTTACTAGGAACTACATTATATAAGATTAAAAATTATCTTAAAGACTTGATTTAAGAAATTTTCTCTCTTGTGGATTCAGCCCAGCTTCCGCAGTCTTGGCACTGTGTCCGCTTGATACGATAATGTTTGGTCCGACGCCAGCCCCTACTCTGGACATTATTGGAACCACATGCTCCGCACTCTACCTTGGTATGGGTTAGGTGGGGGTGATTCTTAATGAAGGGCTTAAGCTTGTGATATAGAGGTTCCATCATCACAACGTCTTGAATGTTGTAGCTGCGCATTCTATCTCTAGCCGCTACATCACCGGCCATAACCGCAACCCAAAGTCCGAAGCCTTCATGCTTCATCTTCTCGCCGATGCCTAGGTGGGGTCCGACGAAAGCTAACCGGTTCATCATGAAACCTAGCTTACGAACAACCTTTAATAGGTCAATGGAAGTGATAGGTGCTGGCGGATCAAGACCTTCTAGGAGGAATTCACCGTGGATTTTAGGTAGATCGAAATCATCACCGTTATAAGTGACAACCGCTACAGATTCATTAATAAGCTTTTGAAGAGCGAAAAGCATTTCAAACCGGGTATGAGTCCATTCTGAATAAAAATGGGTTTCTTCTTCGCCTAAATATTTAGCAGCGAAGCATAGCATTCCGGTAGGTTGAACGATCTGTTCCGGTGAAATATTTACTTTCCAGCAATTCCATACGTAAGCTAATGCTGGTTTAGTTTCTATATCTAGAAATAAAATTTTAGGTTGATATTTAATCATATAGTTCCTTATTAACTTTTAAATAGATTAAAATATTATAAATTATAATTTAAAAGTTAATAATTATTTTTAACTATATAAATTTTATCAATTAATTTTTAACCTATTCAACGACTGCTCGTCAGCGATTGTAGGGGCCTTCTAAACCCATCAATCTGGCTTTGCAACAGCTAGTCCCTTCATTAATGATGGTGGATCACACTCCCTATCGTTGAAGCATGTTATGATCGCTTGAAGCTCTTTTAGTCTTAGCTTGCAATCTGGGATCGTAGCTTCAAGGCTTGCTACATACTTAGCTACCTGAGACTCCATTATGATATCTCCGGTTGGTCTGGTAGTGGGGTTTTCACATTGATATTGAGCCGCAGGTATATTGATAGGTTGCGGTTTAAAAATCTGAACATGTGAACAGCCGGTTAATAGCACCGACATAATTATCATATAGAAGATTGACTGGATTTTACTCATTAAAGAACTCTTTTAAAAGCGGTCCTACTGGTTGGTCTTTATTTTCTTTTACCAGCGTATCTACCTTATCTATTTTAGATTGATATTCTTTTTTAATTATAACTCGTTCTTCATTACCGAGTTTAGTAACTTGGTCTACTACCTCTGCTCTTCTATCATTTTCTTTAATGGTATCATTAGCAGCGTTAAGGGTAGTCGTTAGTTCTATCTTATCCGCTTGTAAGCTATCAACTTGCTTATTTAAATTCCAGACATAAAAAGAAAAAGCTCCTAAGGCTACCGCGATGATAGCCCATAGAGCAATTTTTCCTTTAATGGTTGCAAAGCTAAGCAAACCCATTTAAGCCTTCTTCTCGCCGTTTCGGGTGCCTGAGGTTGACCCGAATTCGTAGCTTACAACAGCGCCACCCCAACCAAAGAAGACACCAGCTAGCGGGAGCAAGGTATCTTTATTGGCGTCGGGGATAGCGACGAAAAATAACAGCATCATAATAAGAAGGCTGGATAGAAGCGGAATAAGACCCACTACCCATTTGAAGCCGCTCCTACTCATGGTTATGCCGCGACTGGTGAAGGAGTTGGTGAAATTGTTGCAGGCGTATATTGCGCTAGGATATTTGTTAAATCCTGACCTAGCGTATAGCTAATAGTAGATTTTATTCTTGCGAAATACTGAGCAGCAGCGGTGTTTCCGCCTGTAGAGTCACTTAGAAGATCATTTAGTTCTGCATTAAAAGCATCAACTAGAAGTTTAAGTTCTTGTAGAATGACGTATTCTTTCTCTTTAATCTGAGAATAAAGATCATTTAGCGTAGGGGAAGTTGTATCAGTCATTATTAATTGCCTTTCTTAGTTTTCTTGTTTCGATTATTAATTGCATATTTTATTAATTTATTAAATTCAGCGTTCGTTAGCAATTTCCAACGATAAACTAACGTGCCCCGTTTTTTTAAATATGCTACGTTGTCGTTTAGCGAAGTAACGGTGGCCTGTAGCTCTTTTACGTTTGGACTTTCCGTTACTTCTTCTGACATATTTCCTTTATTTATGGAAGCGCCCATATCTGCAATGGGCCAACTCATGACCCAACCATTCCGGCATATATTTTACTCTCTGGTCGATAGTGTGTATCTCACACTTATTCTCTTTAGGCTTTAATACCGCAAATGACATAACTTTTCTAGAGGGATTCTCCTGAACGTCATATTTTTTTAAAGCCTGATCGAATTCTTTCTGATTAGGATAGTCTACAAATGACACGGCCACTTCCTGTTTAACATATTCTTGGCGCTCTAGCTGGTAGAAGTCTGTCCTACCGCCCATCGTCATGCAGCTTCCTAATAAGACCGCCAATAAGACGGTCATTATTAGTGCTAGTTTTTTCATTACCACTCCGTTGTTGTTATACTTACTCTTTGTGACGCTATTGTGTCTGGCGGATTGAAACGTGACATGTTAACGGTGAAGGTTCTGTTAGCTGTTGATTTTTCGGTATCGTTCCAAGTGAATGATGCCCAATAGTTATATGTCCTTTTGATCCAACCGGCCTGACTATCGCCCGGAACAGGCGCTTGGCCTTCTAGTGTGATGGACCCGTTGCAGGTGTTTAGGGTACTTACGGTAGTCGAACCTTTCACTAGTGACAGGGTAAAGTCGGTTGTTCTATTGTCACTCTTGCCACCGTAGTGACCGTCTTGGTTGCTTCCTGAAATATTGTAACCGTTGCTCTGCAAGTTTGAGATTGCCGAGTTATAGTTATTCAATCCTGTTGAGGTAGCAGGGAATGATAGTAGGCCGTTGCAACTCATTGAATATGAAGCATTGACCGCGATATCATTACCGTTAGAACCGAACGGACCTGCCGTTGTAGACCCGGTTGCTGCTAGGCCGCTCCAAGCGTTTGAGTTCTTTAGAGTTCCAGCAATGATACCACCAGCGTAGTAAGCTTGGCCGTTAGTCTTCACAAACTTGATGGCGTTAGCTTCTGTGCAGTTAGCAAGGTTAGTCTGGGCTGGTCCTGTCCATTCAAGGAACTGGTTTGAAGAACCGAAGCCTTTACCGACAACGTACATCGTGTCACCAGCATAGATGCGTAGCGTACCATCAGACCATGCCATACGATTTCCACTGCTACTAGAAGGCTCCACAGAGAAGTTATCTGCAAACACTTTGAAGTTACCAGTTTGCCCGTTGTTATTGGTTTCCCATCCAGTAATTAAACCATTGACATCAACCTTCACAGCAGCACGGGCAAGTGCAGTTGTAGCTTTACCATCTGTTGTAACGATAGCCTCGTTGATTGTGTTGACGGTCGCTTCTGACGAGTAAGGTGTTGCAACACTGCCTCTCTCAAACTTCTGTTGACGAACCGCCATTTGGTCTACAGTAGCCCCATTAGGTGCGTATAGGATGACACGTACCAATGCTTTTACAGCATTAGAAGGACTTGTTACTGTAGCAACTTCACGTCTGTTTTGCTCAAACCAAAAGCTTGCGTTACGGCTGGTGGCGCCATTGCGACTCACCTCTTGACCACTACTATTGAGCCAGAGAATTTCGGTGTAACCGCGAATGTTGCCATTATTACCACTAACACCATAGGTACAGCTATAAGTATACTGCGTATTTGGATCAACTTCCATATGCGCAGAGTCCATGTAATAGTAACGGTCTTGCGTCATGGTAGCGCCCACCCAGATGTAAGCGTAAGGCCCCCAAGTATTGGAAATGGCCGTCCAACTGCCATAGCCGTTGACCCAACCGGTAATGCCCCGCTCAAACCCGCCATTCTTTAGCAGGTTAGGATTACCAGCTTGAACGGTAGTACGAAGGCTACCAAGTTGCGTGTTCGCATCAGCAATTGCAATGGCATTCTGAGCTACGTTGGCTGTTAAAGTCTTTGTGGTATCAAGACCATTACCGGCAGCGTAAGTAGAAGGGGATTGTCCTGCTTCATAATATTTACGGAACATAGGCTCACAGAACCAAAGCCAGCTATCACCTTGACCAGAGAAAGTGCCCATCTTAAGCACTACAACAAGCGCTTTGGCGGCATTAGCAGGTGCGTAGCCTCTTGCAACCATATGGCTGTAATTACCGATTTGACGACCACCACTAGACGTAGCCATTTGTCCCGAATAGGTAGAGCTTATACCGTTACCATCGACATCGTACCAATCAATACGTACTTCGGCGTTAGCACGATGCGCAGCCACTTTAGCCGTGAATTCATAGAATTGCCCACCGACAACAGGCATGAACCCATAGAACCACTGCCCATATAGACCAGTATCTCCATTATTCTGATGGATAGTTAATACATTCTTGCCTTCGGGATGCCATGCGTCACCTAATGGGTAGTTGATTTCCCACTGGTCAAAGCCCGCGCCGTTAGCATAAGCTGACCAGCCATCTTTAGACAAGAATTCGCTGTTACCAATCATATTACCACCACCTGCGGAATAGGTAGCAGCTAGATTAGAAGCAGACTGTGCAGCACTACGATAACCATCCGCCTGTGAAGCGTAGGTTGAAGCATTTTGCGAATGAGTATAAGCATCGTTACGATAAGACTCGGCGCTATTGGCATAACCATTAGCGGCATCAGCGCGACCACTTGCACGATTGGCCTCACTACTGGCTGAATTAGACCAACCTGATGCGGCATTTGCAAAACTCTCTGCATTCTTTTCAGAGGTGATATCCTCAATTCGGAACCAACGCCAATTAATGCCGTGAGTTGTTTCACCATTATCGTTAGCCGATTGCAGGAAAGGCCGCGCTTGTACAACATCGTTGCCTAGAACAAATTCACCGGAGAAGTCGCCATAACCTGTGCCAGCCGGTCGAGCAAGAATCGTAGGGTAGTTGATATTACCATTGACGTCTTTAGTTTGGAAACCGATACGTGCAGGAACACCATTCCACGCAGCGGCATTACCTGTCATGCGGAAGCGACGGCTAGCCCAATTTCCATCCTTAAGCTCGCCTTCAAGAACATCACGCGCTGTTTGTTGAAGGACGTATGCATTAATTCCACCGTCCCATTGTACAGTAACTGCACCGGACCAGTTACCCTTCTGACCATCAGTAAAATTAGCTTTACCGATTAGATTGCCAGATGCGTAACTAGATGCTTCGATCTTAGACACATTAACGGCAGATGCACTATTGCTTGCTTCGTTGGCTTTAGTTGTGGCTGTATTTGCGCTATTGCTTGCAGCATTTGCATACTGGCTTGCATTATAAGCAGAGCCACTAGCAAGACCTGCTTGTTGACTTGCTGTATTTGCACTACCTGATGCATTACTAGCGGAAACACTTGCTTCATTGCGGAAGGTTTCGGCTTGACCGCGATAAGTATTAGCATTATTGGCGGCTGTTTCGGCGTTAGTACGACTTGTGTTAGCAGCAGAAGCCGAATTTCCAGCTTCGTCGGCTTTTATACTTGCAGTGCTTGCACTTTGGGCCGCTGCATCAGCATAATTCTTAGCTGTATTAGCGCTAGTGATATCTTCAAGTTGTAGTGAAGTAACCCAATAGTAACCCTGACTATCAATGCGTAGAAGAGGACGAATCCAACGAACACCATTATCCCATAGTGTGTTTGAATTAACTTCAATGTAAGAAGTATTAAGACCATTGCCCCAGCCTTCTTGGCCTTCCCCAACAGTGAAGCTCTGTGAAGCATTATTCCAATAATCGCCTGACTGAAAACTACCGTCTTTTATACCGATAAAGAAAAGTGCAAAGCTGACAGATGAGCCAGTTTGTCCACCACGAAGACGCAGCTTAGACGTGATCTTATATCTGCGATCACGAACAATTGGGTAATACCCTTTAGAAACAATGTGGGGTGTGAAATGAGGAACATTGCTAACCCCCAATTTTCTACCAAGACCATCACTAGACTCGTCTAGAATAAAACGTGAATCACTGCTAAGGGAACCGGACGCTGTACCCCAATCCCATGACCAATCATTCAGATCATTAAAAACAGAAGGGTAATTAGCACGAACGATATTAGAAGCTGAAACTTTAGAAGTTTCAGCAGCGTTAGCAGAAACACTCGCTTCATTTGCTTTTGTAGAAGCTGTTTGTGCGCTACCAGCAGCAGCGTTAGCAGAATTGTTAGCATTATTTGCGGATTGGCTAGCATTCTGTGAATAAGTGTAGGCATTACCTTCATGACCCGCTGCATTATTTGCAGAAGTGCTTGCGTTACCGGCAAAAGTCTGAGCTTGGCCCATTGCAGTTTGCGCATCGGTTTTACTTTGACTTGCAGCATTAGCAGACTGGCTTGCTTCATCGGCTTTTGTACTCGCAGTTTGAGCGCTACTTGCCGATGCATTAGCATTGTTCCAGCTATTGTATACGTCAGTAATATCCTCTACAAACATAGAGTCAAGTTTGTAGTAACCACCAACATCAATTCGAGCTAATGTACGTGCAGCGTAAACACCTTGTGCGATGAAATCATCTGCGGAGCATTCAAAACTATGATGCGCATAGACACTTCCTTCACCCCAGCCATTTTGCCCAGATTGAATAGTAAAGGCTGTACTAATACCCCAATCAGTGCCATTAGAGCGACGACCGATAAGATACAAGGAGACTTGCGGATTCCCAGAACTCGCATCTACAATCAACCACTTAAGGTTGACACGAAGCCTGCGACCGGGTGATAGAGTGAATAAGGATTTGCTTGCAATATGTGGGCTAAAGTGTGGACGGTTATCGACACCAAGACCTGTTACGCCATTAGTAGTTCTAACACTAAAACGTGCGTCACCAGAAAGATCACCTGCGCCGCCGCTAAAATCTTGTGTCCAAGAATACAAGTCTCTAAAAGAGGTTGGTCCTGAATTTACAAGAATGCCCTTGGCGGAAGCAAAGGCGCTCTCCGCTGCTACTTTGCTGCTATTAGCTGCGTTGGCTGAATTCCCAGCTTCATCAGCTTTAGTAGAAGCGGTTTGAGCGCTGTTAGATGCGGCATTCGCAGATTGCCCAGCATTATAAGCCGATGTTGCAGCGGCACCAGCCTGATTGCCCGCCGTTTGAGCGCTACCGGAAGCATCCTGTGCGGACTGGCTTGCTTGCTGCTGGTAAGCGTTCGCGTTACCTGCCGCAGTTTCAGCATTAACTCTACTTGTATTAGCTGATGAAGCTGAGTTTCCAGACTCGGTAGCTTTAATACTTGCAGTACTAGCGGATTCGGCAGACGCATCGGCAAAGCCTTTAGCCGCACGTTCGGCAGTGACATCACGAATTGACAGAGTGCGTAAAGAGAACACACCCTGATTATCAATACGGATTAGAGGTCTAATCTTAGTATAACCGTCTGCTAATAAAGCATTAGAAGGGACATCGAATTTATCTAACTTGAAGCCATAGCCTGTGCCCCAACCAACACCACCTACTGTGATATTAATTGGAATATTATACGTGCCGTTTGCGTTACCATCAGGTTTAATACCTACAGCCCATAGAATGCCGTTGACAGGGTTATCGCCATTCTGACCAGAGCGAAGCATCCATTGGACAGAGATTTCAAAAATACGATCAGGAACAAGCTCAATGTCGCCCTTAGGCACAATATGAGGTGCAAACGCAGGAACGTTATTAACATTAAGTACATTGCCAAAGGTAGTATCATTGACTAGTGTGAACCTAGCGTCGTCTGTGATTTTACCAGTTGCGCCGACCCAATTACTGGACCAGCTATCCGCATTGGTAAATGTAGATGGTAGTAGCGCACGGGCGGCCGTAGAGGCTACAACCGCACTTGCTTGGGCAGCGGTTGCACTAATTCCAGCTTCATCAGCTTTAGTAGAAGCGATTTGCGCTGAACCATTAGCTGCGTTAGCCGATCCACTAGCATTATCTCTAGCTTGTTCAGAAGCAGTTTTTGCAGCTTCGGCAGCTTGCTTAAGTAAATTAGCATCTGTTTCGGCTTGTTCGCTAGCTTGTCTACTTACTTCGGCAGCAGCAGCGGCGATTTCAGCATCAGATTTTAAACCTTCCGTAGCTGTTTTAGCGTTTTCAGCAGCAACTTTAAAACCTTCCGCTTCGGCAGCACTTTGAGCGGCTGATGCGGTCGTTCCATAAGTCTCAATTAATTCTTCGATGCTATCTTTAGCAGCTTCCGCGTCTCTTTCTAATTGTTCAAGTAGAGCTTGTTCGCTTGGGCTTGAGCCATTAGTAGCACCGGGTTGAATAGTTTCCGTAGTAGTGAAAGTTGTAAAGTTTACAGTTCTCCAATCTGAGAATGAATTACCAATCTCAGAGCGAACGCGGAATTCATGCGTTCCAACTCTTAAGTCGCCCACTCTTAGATAATATTGATCTGTTACGCCATATTCGTCCCATTCGGTGTTGCCTTCTGGTTTCACTTGAACACGATAGCGGATACGTGTCTGTTCGTCGGTTGTAAGCCCATCAGGGCCGTTCCAAATCACTTCCACTAGTGCGGTAGCCAAATAGCTGATCTGGGCCACTGACAGGGCTGTAGGGGCGTCTAGAACGGATGCTTTACTGTCAACCTCTAGAGATAGAGTAGGAGCCGCACCTGAGCTTGCTCTTGTTAGATCGGTGTTAAATGAGATTACCTTAACCGCTACTTCTTGGTCAGTGCTTACCTTGATCTGGCATTCGTTTGTGTTGAAGATAGTCTGATAGAATGTGAATTCGGCGTCACCGATTGACATGTAAATGTCGGCACCGCCATAGTTCTTAATGTGACCTGTCTGCCATGATAGAACGCCGTCTACGGACGTATTGTCGTATGAACCATACTGGTCGTGCGCAAACGCTAAGCTACGAACATGTAGAACCGTCTTTGGCTCTGTTGTAGCTGGATAAGGCACGATTGTTTCTGGCGGATTGTAAATGGCTTCGTTATATTCTACGAACGTTAGCTTACGCTGGTCGAAACCAGTTCCCGTTAGAGCTTTTAGACGGTAAGGCTTCTTTACGATTTCCTTGTCGCCGAACATGAAGTTAGAATATTGAGCAGGGGCAGCGCCGAAAGCTGTAGCAACCGTAATGGTATCGGTTGTGCCTTCAACGTAAACAACGTCTCTTTCTTCAATAACATCAGTGTCCCAAACGGTAGCGTTAGTTCCTGTTACGAAATCGTTATCACCACCTACAGTTACGTAAGCGCTGTTACCAACTACGTTGATAGCTTCGATTGAACGATCTACTTCGCCTTGAACTAGACGCTTGCAGTTTTCTAGGGTTAGGACTTTACCGTTAGTTCCAGCTAGGGTTACAACATTACCGCTGCTGCCTACAACCTGATAAGTGCCTCTTGAGGCAGCGTTACCGATTACTAGGATCGAGTAGTCTTTGTTATCTTCCATTGTTACTGGACGATCTAGCTTGATGACTAGTTCGTTTGAACCAGCGCCTAGACGGCCTGATACACCCCAATTAACAACATCGTGTTGAATTAGGGCAACGTCACCAATGCCTAGACCGATTGATTCAACCGGGGCTTCAAAGCTTACAGTGCGTCTTAGATAGCGGTTATTATATAGCTGATACCAAACTTCCTGTAGAGCCTGATCGAAGTTGTCGATACCCGGAACTGAGTATGAAACAGCGCGAGGGACATCGCCTCTCTGGTCTGCCTCTGGATCGACTACGCGGATGGTCTTCTGAGTGTTTAGGTCTTCCTTATCGTAATAAGAAATTTCGAACTCATTAGCTCTGTCTGCCATAGCAATGTAGCTGATCGAGAATGTATCTTTGAAGATATTACCCGGACCAAATAGCATTACTGGCTGTTGTGGCTTATCGATAGCTAGTGATAGCTTTGTTCCTACGCGAGAGAATGCAGCGTGACCGATCTTTAGAACGTCAACGCAAGCATCCCATAGGGTAGTTGTGGTGTCGAATACACCGTTAAACTTTAGGCTGTTGTCTTCGCACCATTGCGCCCATTCTACGAACGCTGGGAAGTCGATAGAATAGATTCCGGGTGTTCCGCGCTCTTCGCCAATTAGCATGTCTAGAACAATCCACGCTGGGTTGTCTGTCCATGCCTTTTGGGTTACGTTACCGTTAATGTCATAGTGATTGACCTTAACACCCTTTACTAGCCAAGTAATGTTAGGAACATTGCTTAGCTGTTCGTTCATCTTGATCTTGTAGTAGGCGTTAGCTACGTGACGTAGAGTCGTTCCACCAGTAACGATTTCACCGATATCGGTTACAATCGTCTGGTCCATATCATGATCTTCGTCTAGGTTCTGCGTAATCTTTCTTACGCGGATATTATAGATACCCGGAGTTAGAGTCTGTGATTCGATGGTTTTACGGATTACTTTAGCGCGCTTATCGGTGAAGTTGAACGCCCATGAAGGCCAACGAGGGTCTGTATTGCCGCCGTTTAGCTGCGTCCAAGTTGAAGCGCTTGCTAGCTTGTATTCTACGGTTACAACCGACTCATGCCAATCCTTATTGCCCTTCTTCGTAGTGAAGTGGACAATACCCTTAGGGAAAGCTAGATTAACTTGGAAGCGGTCAATCTCTTCCGTAGTAGTGTGTGTCATGTAGCCGTTGGCGTATGTTAGTTCGGCATTCTTTGTTACCTGACTAATTGAACGGCTGAATAGAGGGTTTACAGTTTCTGTTGCGCTACCAGCAGTGAATCCCCAAGTTACGGCATCGTAGCTTGTGATTGGCTGATCGTTTAGGTAAGGCGCTGAAACGCCATCGATTAGACCGTCTGATAGAACAGTTCTACCATATAGATACTGGTCGTCGCCTACGTTCTCGGTGTAAAGGTCAACATAGTTACCAGCTACACGGTATTCCCCGTATACTACCGGGATTGCTACGCCTTCTTTAGCCGTGTTTTTAGCCCCATCATAACCGTATGATGAGGATTCTTCGTTGTCGATTTTAGGAGTTTTAGGAGCTAATAGGGCGTTAATTAGTAGACCACCAGCTAGGGTGAATACCGACATACCGATACCAACCGCTAGGGCTGAACCACCTAGAAGAGCTAGACCACCAATTGCGGCTGGGGCAAATAGGAAGAAAGCACCTACGACAAGGGCGACCATGGCCACCATACGTAGAATGTTCTTGGCACCGCCACCACGGGGAACTACAACTAGCTGAATTGTATCAGTAGGCTTTAGGCGTGTCTTACCATGTTCTTCAAGAGTTACCGGAGTCCCATTAAGGCCGATCTTCCATTCACAATCCTTTGGTAGGTCGTGTAGATAGCGTGCTAGTGTCGTATTCTTTCTATATAGAATCTCACTGTGTTCAACCTTTGATGGGTCGAACGCATTATACAGAATACCAACCTTAATAAACTTCTCAGTCTTCATATTTATAACAACCTAAAATCCTGTGTGTCCATCCTCTTGAAAGGCGTTCGATGGTTACGCCGTTAGTCTTTTCCCATGTGTGGATCATTGTATCTGGGCCGGTTACATAACCTACGTGGGCACCATAACCTTTGATAGAGAAGAGAACTAATGCGCCTTCTTCTAGGCCGCATTCTCTCCACTTAAGTTTCTCGACCGATACTACGTCGGCAATAACTTCTAATGTGTCGGGGGAAGTAACGTCAGGAACTTGGACGCCATCTAATTCTTTAGATAATAGCATATAAAGTCCGTAACAGTCTAGTGCTTTTCTGTCTCTTCCCCCATATTTAAATGGGATACCGATATAGTTAGTATAGTTTCTCATTACGCTGCGTTTAGACCCGGATATCCGCCGAAGTTAGCAATGTTGCCGTGGGCGATGCAGCCGTTGGTTCCTAGAAGGGTTAGGTCGCATTTTGCTAGAGGGCCAGCATACTTACAGCGTGGGCCTTTGTATTTCCATGCGCAACGGTCTTTAAACTGACGGTAATTAGGGAAGCGCTTGTTTACTGCGCTGTCGGTTCCTAGATCGAATTCTACAACATACTCAGTGTTGGTAGCCGCTAGAACCTTGAAAGTTTCTTGGATTTCTGCTGGTGCATCCATAGCGCCGCTATTAACTACGGTCATGGTTACGTTAGAACCAACTAGACCGCCGTAAGCTTCCACATACTGCATAAGAACGCGGGTCTGGTCTTGAGCGGTTAGCTTGATTGTTGGCTCAGTATTATTCTCTACAGTGATGTCTAGATCAAAGTTAGAAGCCTGATAGGTAAGACCGTCGAACACAACGTTCTCGCTGTTCTTTACGAAAGTTAGGGTATTAACCTCTTCGCCTTCTTCGTTCTTTACGTCAACTTTAATTAGAACAAGGAATAGCTCTTCCGATGCGATCTTGTTCTTTTCAATGATACTACCTACGCTTAAATGTCTTGCCATTATACTTCTTCTAACTTAATTCCTGTAATGTCCCATCTATAGTTCGAACCATAACCTTTATAGTCAAATGTCGGAACTCCTGCGAAGCGAACTTGCACAGTTTCATTACTAGTTTTTACTAAATAAGTAAACACCTTGTAAGTCCCATTGTTATTAAAAAATGTTTCGAACGTTTCTTTTTCCGCATTTGATAGATCGGTGAAACCCGTTGTCCATGTTCTGCGCGGTCTACGTGTATGTCTTGGTCTGGTTAATACGTATCCGCCCTCCATTTCAGAGCGGATACCTACGTCTTCCAAACTTAGTCCAAATTTATCGGTGGCCTCGCGATCACCGAAAGTTGGAAAGTCTGCCATTATTTCATTCCTTTCATGCTGTCTCTTAATGGACCCGGCTTAGACATGTTCTTTAGGATCACATCGATAATCATCTTTTCACCATCGAAGCGCGGTTGTGATGACGTTGCGTCCATCTGAGTGCCTGACTGGTTAATGATGTTTACGGTTGTTTCTGGAGCTTGCTTGCTGCCAGACGATCCCATTGCTTTCATCTGTTCGGGAGTTAGGACGGTTTCACCCTTCTCCGCGATGATTGGGACTTCGTTAGGCTTTAGACCTACCATGCCCCCTGTGTGGTATCTTTCGGCGAAAGCGAAGATAGCAGGGTCTACCGTCGTTCTTCCCGGTGAACCCGAACCAACCGTCCCTCCCCTATGGAACGTTGGGGTGCTGTTGAAAGCGGCGATTGGAGCTAGCCCATCGGCGGCGAAGTTATTCGAACCGCTGTAACCTAGGCCAATTGCGCTCAAAATTGCTTTCGCGATCAATGCGCGGATAATGATCTTTGTGATATCGATTAGAAGCGACTTTACGAAATCACCGAACGCTAACTTACCGCGAGCTAAACCGTCAATGAAGCTATCCATTGAGCTAGTTAGAGTGCTTCCTAACTGCCCCTTTAGATCAGCGGCGGATTGTGCCCAGCTTCCGAACATGCTTTGAGCGATGTTATTCTTTTTCGCTAGAGCTTTTAGGTAGTTGTAATACTGGTCGGCAATCTTCCTACCCTCCGGACCATAAAGGTTCTGCGTTTCGTCAATTAGACCCTGTATACGGGCCACTTCACGTTGGTAGTTAGCTTCTCTTTGCTGGTCTTCCGTTAGAAGAGCATCATTGATTTCAATAGTGCTTTCTTGCGCCTTCTTAGCCTCTAGAGCCATTAGTTCTAGTCGGCGATCATGGGCAGCTTTATTGATTTCTTCCTGTGTCTTGGTGACGATGCCTTGGTTGGTAGACTTTAGGTTTTCGCTATATTGCTGGCGCAACTTAGCAATGTATCTATCAACCTGATTAGATACGTTAGAATAGCCAACCTCTAGGGAACCTAGAGCATCTTGTGCCTGTAGATTCTGATCGTTAACCGCAGTTTGTAGACGCTCTAGATTCTGCTGTGCCTTAGCTAGAGCAGTGATTTCGTCCTTATGCTTCTTAACGTCTTCCTTTAGCGAAGGAATCATGTTCTTATATTTTAGGGTTTCGGCGTTTAGAGTCGATTGAACCTTGATAGCCGCGACATAGGCACGAACTTCCGCTTCGATTTCCTCGCGGTTATCGTTGAAGTTGCCGATGGCGTCGTTTTCAGGCGTAGTCGCTAACTCTGCGTTAAGCTCCTTGACCTTCATCATGAAGTTTACTAGCTGGTTTCTAGAAGAGTCTAAGCTGCCTAGCTTGTCCTTGGTATTTGTATTAACCGCAGCAACTTGCTTTTCTACTCCCTTGGTTAAGTCTACCGAATTAACCATGATGGTAGCTTGCTCTACTAGGTTAGCACTATCCTGTAGCTCCTTCGCATACTTTTGGGTTTCGCCAGAATAAAAGTTTAGATTATCTGTAGCTTTCTCATACTCTGTCTTTTGGCCTAGGACGTAGCGCTTAAATAGATTGATACCTCCCCAACCCGGATCAAGCATCCCGCCATTTTCTTTTCTTTCGGCATCTTCTTTCTTTTTAGCGTCGTTTAGGTCCATTTGAGCGCCAACCATTCTGGCTCTAGCGTTAGCTAGAGCAGCCTTGGCGTTCTTCATTAGCTCTACGGTATGGTTTTTAATTGTGTTAAGATCGCGAACACGCTCCGCACGGTTTTCGGCGGTTGCGGTTCTAACCTTATCAAATGCGTCCTCTAGAGCGTTCTGAGCGTTCTTTAGGTTCTTGCTAGCCATTTCATGCTGGATGCTGGCGTCAATGTCACGCTGAGTAGCTTCTTTCTTTCTGGTTAGGAAATAAATTAGACCACCGATTGCCGCACCGACTAGAACAACTTCCGCAGCTACGGCAGCTAGAGCCGCAAGGCTTATAGCTCCAGCACGGTTAAAGATGCCCATCGCTGTAGCGGCGGCAGTGAAAGCTTCGCCAAGGATTATAGTTGCTCTAGCGGCTACTGTAGCGGGTGCGGATAGAGTCGCAATAATCATTTTGACTTGAGTTAGTGGGGTTAGGAACTTGATAATAGTTCCTGCGCCACCTAGGAACACGCTTCCTAAGTTTCTGATAATGCTAGTCGCTGCGTTGAAGGCGAAGAAGCCAGCAGCTACCTTTAGAAGAAGCGCAATCTCTTCTCTGTATTCGTATACGAACTTAATGGCGTTAGAGAAAGCAATAGCGACGGTTCCTAGACCTTCGGTTACTTCTCTCATAAACTGATCGCCCGAAGCGCTGTTTAGGAATTCAGTTAGCTCCGAAACCTCTTTCTTAATCACATTGAAGAAGCTGTTTGAGCCGCCGTCACTTGTGACGCGAAGGATCATCTTTTGCCATGCGTTCTGCATACGAACCATTAGACCGTCCCACGTAGCCATCATGTTCTCTGCCCCGCCCTTATACTTGATGGACCATAGCTCCATTAGCTTGGGAACAGCATCGGCAGAAAGGACTAGACCTTTTCTCATTTTAGCGTCTAGCTCTGGGATAGTCATATCTAAAGCTTCCGCCATGTCCTTCATGGCGTTAGGGATAGCGTCACCCAACTGCTGTCTTAGTTCTTCGGCTGTAACCTTACCCTTTGAAAGCATCTGCGATAGAGCAATGCCAGCGCGGTTCATTTCGTCGGTAGAACCACCGAAGAACGCAACTGTGTCTACTAGAGCTTGCATCGTCCCTTGGGTAGGATCGATACCGGAAGCTTTTAGTTTTACGAATGATTTTGTTAGGGCTTCGATCTTGAATGGAGCGTTGTCAGCTAGATTCCAAATGTATCTGCTGTCCGACTTACCAATTACTGCGTTCTCCATTTCGCTAGCGCCGCCAGCTACGTTCTTTAGAAGAACTTGCATCTTCTCAAACTGAGAGTTAGTCTCGATAACGTCACCTAGAACGCCGCCGAATAGGGATTGACCCGTAAATAGGATCGCTCTAACCGAGTAAACGGCTAGGATTAGATCACGAATGCCAGTGTTCAATCCACCCACACTATGACGGGCAGAAGTCGAACTTCTTGACATGTTGTTCATTGATTGGGTGAAAGAGTTAATACGGCTAGTGGCGTTGCCTAGAGCCTGCGTAATCTGGTTAAGACCAGTAGTAACACCCCTAACGGAACTGTTCATTCCGTTAAGAGTCTTCATCATGTTTGTTAGGGCACGACTAGAATTACTAATGCGTGTGTTAAAGGAGTTAAGACGACGTTCTGTTGACTCTAGCGTCTTAATAAGACCCGAAGCATCACCGTCAATCGTAATTACTAATCTATCTGCCATTCATCTTCCCACTTAATGCTTGTAGTCTTTCCATCGCATCCGGGTCCATGCCGCGTTCAATTACGATGGGATTGCCCGTCTCTTCTTCTAGCTTCTTGATGAGGCTATTAGCTGCTTCACCGGATTGTGAGCTAGCCATGACGGTAAGTAGCCGAATATCTTGTTCGGCTCTTAATCGACTTATGTTGCTATTATATAGCGTAAATACTTTAAGGGGAAGTGATAATACGTCTTGGTATTTGAAGCCATAGAAATGGCTTACGCGGGTAATATAAAAGGGAAGATCAAGGCGTGTTACCCTGTCTCCCCCTGTGCTTCCCCCTCGCCTGCGTCCTCCGAACTAGCGTCTTCTGCTAGCATACGGATAGCTGATAGCTGCGCCATTGTCAGCTTGCGGAATTGTTCTTCTGTTACTGTAGGGAAACTCTTTAAAAGCGTTTCAATCGTTAGTTCCAGCATCTTTGATGCGGTATCTAATTCGCTTTCGCCACCGAGCTTTTCGATCTTCTCGGCTCGCTTCATCTGTTCGATATAGTCTTCGACGGTGGGAGTGTGCATGACATGCTCCACACCGCCAAGGATGATTGCTCTTTCTTTATTAGTGACAATCTGATCTAAGTTTACAACTTTCATTTAAAATCCTTATTAATGATTAGGTCGCGGCTGCGCTCTTATCACCAATAATGAATAGTAGTCCAGTTGTCAAGTCTGGGTAGCCAGTGAACTCGATAGAATACACTCTTTCTTCGTCATGCTTGTATGAGAAGGTTAGATCGCCCTTAGGTGAAGCGATAGGTAGAGTGAAGTCCTGTGACTTGTCGCTTGTAGCTAGAGGCTTAGGGTGTAGGTTTAGTTCGCCAGCTAGAGAACGTAGCGAAATACCAACGCCAGTAGCGCCGTTTAGCTTCTTCTTTGTTTGAACCGTAGCGTCGGTAACAAGAGTTGAACCGGGGAAAGCTACCTGTAGACGATCAAGCGATGTTTCAGCTAGAGGCGTCTTTACGGTCGCTGTGCGTCCAGTGATATACTCATTGACTTCCGTTCCACCAAACTGGTCAACAGTGATCTTATAAGTAGTAGTAGATAGCGTAACTTCTACACCACCCTTTGTTAAACCTAGGTCATCACCGTCGAAAGTAACGATGCAGGCACCTAGTTGAATGTTGTTTACGTCCGAGGTCATAACCATTTATTAACTCCAATATTTAAATCGGAATAGATTATAACACAAGGATATTAGAAATCAAATTAGTTATTTAGCAACAAACCTAATTTCATAGGTAACACTAAACTCAATAATCCCGCTATCACTTCTGCGATAAACCCTAGCTTGATATAGGGGCCTTACATATTTAATAAACATGGCAGGCGTATCTTTATTAAACAAGGTAAGGGCGTTAGATAGATTTTCGCATAAAGCGATCCCTTGTTCGTATCTCATGTTACGGACAATGATCTGAAACTTCCCTTTAAAGTAGCGGGGCGTATCAGGATCGATAATCGGCGGATCGTTTGAGGGATACAGGATGATACCATTGTTCATTTCCGCATTAGCAGAATATAAGAACATGTCTTTATTAAGAGTAGCTAGATTAGCTTCTTCGATTAGGTTTGCGATGGTTTCAATCTGATACATTATCTCATTGCCTGTCTTACTGCTTTACGAACGAGGTCTACGGCTTCCTCTTTCTTCTCGTCTACCGCACGTTCCATATATTTTTCGCCCACGTAGTGCGTTGGGTCCGCTGCTCTTTTAGCTTGGGTCTTCTCACCGGGATTGTAGCTCTGGTAGTTCTCATGGATTTCCATGGCATATGAAGCTACGTCTCTGCCGTCTTCGCCAGTTCCGCTAACCTCGATATCTACAGCGTGGTTCCCTCTGCGTGTCTTGCGATTGCTGATATGGATGGCAGACTCAAGGTTACCCGTGTCTACGGGGACGTTAGCTCTCGCTTCATCCCTGATTAGTTCGGCGGCTTGTTCTACCGCTTCTACCACTGCTTTTTCTGTTCTGTCGGCTTTCCTGAAAAGAGATTGTTTTAGCTTTTCGGGATTGAAGCCGCCTGAGTATGCCATTGCCATTAGGTTTCGTCTCCAAATAAGTCTGCGGCTTTTTCGTAGTCGATCTGGTAATGGTCTAGCTGCCCTAGCACGTTGTAACGTGGTTCTAGCTGCTTAACTCTGAAAACCTTACCATGAACGATAAACAAATCGCCCCAATCGGGTTTAACGCTAACGGGGACTAGGAGTCTTCCGCTAGCATGGTATTCTTTAATGTTTCCTCTTGTAGCGCTTGAGTCCGCTCTTACAGTGCTATCTTCTTTTTTAGTATCGTAGCGGACTTGCGCGAAAGGAATTTTCTCTTTATCGCCGTAGTTCTCTTCACCGTATTTGTTATAGCCGGGAAGCTTTCTACGGACGTAGCAGAAGTTGTTAGGTCTAAACATTATGCCCTCGCTAGTCTCCAAATCTGTGCGTTGGTAGCGCTCCACCAAATCCAATCCTTAATGTGGGAATAAGCCTCATCGGACATGTTAGTTAGCTTAGAGCCTCCAACGGCAGATTGACGGAAGAACATTGAGCTTTCGCCAATGGTTTCCGACACGATACCTGTTCTAATTTTCTCTCTAATCGGGCTGTTTTCAACAAGCATATTAGCTTCTACAAGCTGTGCCTTCTTTACAGCCTCTTGAAAGGCTACAGGGAGCGTTTTGAACTGGTCTAGGGTGTAAGTGCTAATATCCGTCCCTCGCTCCTGACAGCGGCCTACAGGGGCGAAATCGAACTTGCTTTTGATGATGCGTTCATAAGCATTCTCTAAAGCGACGGCTTTGATTTCGTCCGTAAGCATATCGAAGAATTTAAGGTCTTCACTTAGCTTGGCTCTGATGATTACGCTTTCCGGGTAGGTCATAAAGCTATCTACCATCGGGGTTAGCTTAGTAACGTCTCCGACAAGCTTATACAGAATGGTTTGCTTGTATGTTCCTTGGGCGGTTACTAGCTTTACGTTTAGCTGCCTTACGTCGATCTTCTGTGCGCTGCTGTTATACGTAGCTAATACAGTAATCATGGTAGAGCTTGCAGCAGGGTCAAAGCTAGGAGCCGTGGTAAAAGCAATTAGCTCTTCCCCGTATGCGTCTAACACCTGATACTGTAGATCAGTAACGTCTAGATTGTTGCCATTGCTGACATGTGGGATCGTAATAAATACGTCCGTTCCTGCTGCGAACTCTTCCATATTATGCCGCCTTCTTTTGGGCTTCCATGATATCCGCGATCATTGCATCAATGCTTACGCCTTTAACGCCAAATTCCGCTGCGATTTCACGAATGCCTTTAATTCCCTTTTCTGATCCAATTTCGATCAGTTGTTCTTCTGTATACTTTAGTTCAGTAGCGTCTGTCGCTGGTTCGTCTGACTCTTTTTGTAGAGCAGTTTCAACGACTGCTGATACATTACGAGCGTCAACCATAACAGTCGCAGGTCCAACTTGTTCATCATTGCCCACCTTAACGATCTTGATATTAGCCCCGATACGTCTAATTTCCATGTCGGTCGCCTCTCTTACAGAGACACCGCCCTCAAACTGTAGTGTGCCTAGGAAGCCATCAAATGCTTCATACCCAGCAACGTCGATTTTAATCTTGCTCATTAGTAACCTCTTAAAATTTAATAAGCCATTATAGCGTATATTACAGACAAACGAAAGGCCGCATAAAGCGGCCTGTTTCGTTTTATTCAGTTTCGAACTATCTATTAGATATTTGTGATACCCTTTAGACGAGCGATGCTCTTCGTTGACTTTAGAGCCATAGCGGTATACCACTTTAGTCTGTAACGAACGCTGTCGCGTAGCTCTAGGGTTCCTAGGCTTTCAACGCGAATACCCGCTGCATCACCACCGTATAGGCCGTGTAGACCGTCAACCGTGTTCATACGAGCCGCATAGATTGAGCAAGTGTTACCTGTGCTTGTTCCCTGATCTTCGTTACCCGGTAGGTATTCTGATAGGATGATTGGTAGACCGTCATAAGCTGGAACTGTGCCATCGAAGTCACGTAGCTTTAGCTGTTCAGGAACCATACCACCTGATGTTCTCATTAGCGTCTTAAGAGCGCGATATGTGCCGTGGCGCATAAAGATAGCATCTGGACGGTTAGGAACTTGGTCGATTAGCTGGTCTAGCATTTCGAAGGTTAGAGCCGCACCGTTAGCGCCTGCTGTGATCGTCTGACCGGCAGTTACTAGCTTACGGAAGCCATCGAATTCTAGTGCGTTTGTTGCGCTATCACCTGTAACCATTGTCTGACGGAACTTCTGGTCAACTGCCTTAGCAGCACCTTGAAGCTGTAGAGCGATCTGGCTGTTAGTGTCACCCATCGTTTCTGATAGGAACTTGTCGATATCGACGTTCTTAGCCATGATCTTTAGGGTCACGGTTACGTCTGTGAAAGTGCTTCCACCTTCTGAGATATCGCTGTTAACATCGATGAAATCGATAGTTGGGATGGTGTTCTCACGGTTGTATACGTAAGCCTTATGGTTCACCTGCACGAAAGGTAGAAGCGCATAAATGGCGTCACGCTTAATAATTTCTTCTACAACGCCTTGGACTAGAAGGTTATTCGATAGTCTCTGGGCATCAACTTTTAAAAGTGGCATGTTTAACTCCGTTTTCTTTAATTACGGAGATAATATTAACACTAGTATATGTATTAACAAAGCATTATTTAATTCTACTTGTAATTTCTGTGCATCAATAGTAATATAGGCACAGAAAAGGACACAAGAATGTATTCAACCGACGAAGAAAGAAAACAAGCCAGAAAAGATTCTTCTAAAAGATATAGAGAGAAGCAAAGATTACTAACTGGCAGAGCCAGCAATTGCAGATATGAAGTTCGCTTCTTATCCGCGATCAAAGGAAGAGCTATTAGAAATGGGCTAGATTTTGACTTAACGTATGAAGACGTAATTTTCCCAGATTATTGCCCCGTCCTCGGAATAGCCATAGACTTTTCTAAACCCGGTCGTTCCGATAACAGCCCTTCAATGGATCGCATTGATAATACTAAAGGGTATGTGAAAGGGAATGTTGAAATTATATCATGGCGAGCCAATAGAATTAAGAATGATGGCACGGCGGAAGAGCATGTGAAAATAGCAGAATATATAAAAGGGCGCTTAATTTAAGCGCCCTTTAAGTTTGCCACTTTCGGAGTTAATTACTTTTTATTGATGCCTTTAATCAGCGCATCAAGACCAGCAGCGATCTTGTCGGTAGTATCTACGTAATCCTGCTGTTTTGCGGGCTTCTCTACACTGCTAGGCTTTGAACCTGCACCGCTCTTTGCTGGAGCTTTTAGTAGATAATCTTTATCCGGGTCAGCATTAATGATAGCTTCGATAGCGGCTTCGAACGAAACTGCTTCGCCTGTAGCGTCAACAATCATGGTTCTATCTGCTTCGCCCTTAGGCTTGTCATAAGCTACTTGCTTGCCATCTACGAATTCGAAGTGAGACTGATATAGAGCCTTGGCCTTGTTCGGAGTTAAAGTTAGCTTGTCAGTCACGAACTTCGAATTGGCAAATGAATTACCTACTGTTAAATCTTCGATCTGCTTTAGGAGCTTAGCCTTTTCAGCTTCTGCGTTGTCCGCACGTTCCTTTTCGGCATTTACCTTAGCGTCGGCAGCTTCACGTTGCTTAGTTAGAAGACGCTCATACTCGCCCTTCTTTTCAAGGGCCGCGTTTTCAGCAGTCTCCTTATCGGCAAGCATCTGGCGAACAGCTTCGATATCTAGGCCATCTACGGTAGTCTTTAGAGCAGCTAGGTCAGCAGCAGCTTTCTTAGCCGCTTCCTTATGCTTCATAACTTCCTTTAGGAGCTTAGCTTCGTTATCGCTAATTTTGGGTTTGGAATCTTTTTCTTTGTCGTCTGCACCGGAATTGTCATCAACGGTATCAGTCGTCGTATCCGTGGTATCATTGCCTTTTAAGCCTTCACGAATCTTCTCAGCGGTATCTTCCACTGTATCGGTTGTAGTTTCAGTAGTCATTCATTTACCTTTCTCTTGGTATCACTTGGTCCTATCACTTGGACTTGTCTGCGGGTTTATTATTCTGGCCCTGCGATCCAGTTTTCGATCCGGTTGCGCTAGCAGTAGGCTTAGGAGCTAGTTTCGCTTTAGCTTCCTCTTCCTGCTTTTGTAGCCATTCCTTTTCGATGTCCTTATACATAGCGTCGCGAGCTTTCTTAGAGATTTGTGGCCATAGTTTGTCCACTAATCCTTTCATCTGTTCTTGACGGACTGTATTAGGAGCCTTTATTGTAGTCAAAACTGTAGCAATGTCAAATTCATTTCCTAGATTTCTTACGTCAAAGTCTTTTGAGTAAGTAACATAAGCTTCTAGTTCGTCTGATGAAATGGCTACTCCATTCCATGCTTTAACAATAGCTACGATTCTATTTTCGCAATACTGTAGGGCTTTAGCCTTGTTAGCTAGCATGGCGTTCATACGCTCAAAGTCGTAAGCTTTCGCTACGCCTGATGAGTTGTCGATACCTACAGCGTTATCTTGCTTGGTGCGTTCTCCAGCCATACCAACCGAGTGGTAGATTTCGCCGATGATCTTGTTAACGACGTTAAGGATCATTTCAGGCTGGCTTGGGTCAGGGCTGATGTAGTCTGGCTTATTACCACCTTCACCGCCATGATATAGGAAGATACGCTTTGTGCCGAATTCAAGCATCTTCTGGCCAATGCCTTTACCGTCATCATCTGCGAAGGCGACGGCTTCCGCTGGGATAACTAGCTGGCTGAAAGACTGATCTTGGATAATCGCGTCTAGGTTCGATAGATAGTTGGCCGCTTTACGGTCTAGGTAAGCGATATCCGCGATTAGAGCCGTTGAAGTGTATGGGTTTTCGGTTTCGTTGTGGTCTAGATAGGTTACAGGAACGATACCTAAGCCGTGTGTCCCTTCATCTTCTAGGCCCCATTTAGCTTGGGCGTATTCGCTAGGAGTATCGCCATTGCTTTCAGAAGTGAATAGATACCACTTGTCGCGGGTCCATAGACGAATCTTCTCTACGATCTTGCCGGTATATTCGAACGGATCGCTATCATCACGAACGATTTCCCTGATCTTAATCCAGTTAAGTTCGCCGTCATCGTTTAGAGATAAGTCCAGAACGTCTAGCGGGCTTACCGTGTAGGCGTAGACACGCTTCTTGTTCTTTTTAGCTTCCGCAACAGAAAGGTTGTCGGTTGCGTTGCTGTCTACGACAATCCAGACGCGACCAAAGATTGAAGCTTGGGCCGACGCCATTGTCATGAAGTGGTCGATATCACGCTTCTGTAGCGTGGTAGCGTTCCAAAAGTCCCTCACATACTGTTCGGCGTCTTCCTTACGTGCGACATCGGCCTTGAAAATATACTTATTAACAAGGTCCACGACTTCGCGGGTATGATTGAAGCGGTAGGCACGGTCTAGACGTTCGTTGAACTCTTCGTGGCCTTCCTTAAAATACTTATCGATGTTGTCAGCAAACCAGTGTTTACCGCCTTCATAGGTGTCCTTAAAGAACTTCCATTCGGCGGCATACTTATCGTAATCTGGGTGCTTCTTCTCAATAAAGGGGTTGATACTAGTTAAATCTACCATGTTTCTCTCTTAAATATTATCTGCTAATACCATAATATTGTTTCTTTTGCACGGGGAATCTGAAATCAATTACGTATCCTAGGGCGTCGGTCATGTGTTCCGTGCCTAGTTTCTTGTTAACTTCTCTAGTTCCCTCTTTATAGATTGTCTGCTCAAGCGAACGAATTAGCTGGCTGCAATTATTACTTACGAAAAGTCTAGACTCTCCGCTGGCTGTTAGGAACATTCTGTTAACAGCGTTAATACGATCTGCTACTAGAGGATGCTTGCGCTTGTAGAAAAGCTTTCTAAAGCCCATCTGTCTTAGGATATCTAAGTCTGACTCGCCTCTAGTATGGCCTCTGGCAGCACCGGCAGGGTCAGGATAGATTTCCACCGCTCGTTTGTGTCTAAAGAACTTCTGTTCGATGACTTCTGAAAGTTCATGGGTGGAAGCGTTACGTAAGTGGATTTCGTCTACGATCCATATTTCCCCATTAGGTTGCGGTTGTAGGACCACCGATGACATAGGATCGATGTTGAAGTCCTGCCCGATCCAGATAGGAAGGCTGGGGTTAAACGGAAGGAACCTGCTAGCGTGTAGCTTACGGTCGAAAGCGTAGTAGACTTTACCCTGCATGGTTTCGAAGGAAGCCATGAATTCCTGATTAAACGACTTAGGGTCAAGGTTACGTCTAGCAGCCTCGATTTCGTCTTCCGGGATAAAGGGATTGTCGGCGGTTACGAACTGCCATGATTTCCAGCCATGCTTCTTCCAAGCCGGATCAAAGCCGCGCATATAAAGGTCATAGAGTAGGTTGTAGCTCTTAGGGGTTCCAGCTACCACAACTCGGCCTCTACGGTCGGTTAGGGTAGGATATAGAACCTTGCTAAAGATTTCATCGCTGTTGAAGTCCTGATACTCATCCATGCAAAGAAGGTCTAGCGATGAACCGCGTAGACCGTCTGGCTTATCGACACCGAAAAGCGAAATCTTAGAGCCGTTCTTAAGCTCCATGATTAGTTCTACTTCTGATGTTTTCTTAATGAATGATTTGGGGACAGCTTCTTTAAGCTCCGACCACATTAGACGCTTAGCCTGCTTGTATGTAGGAGCTACATACCAGATTACAGACTTGGGCTTAGCGAAAGCCTCTTTGATGATTTCCGCTTTAAGAGCCTGTGTCTTACCGAAACGTCTACCACAAACCATGACCTTAAAACGAGCTTTGTCGTTAAAGACCTTGGCTTGGGCGGAATGTAACCTTAGATTGAATAAGGGGGTAGGGACTACCATTATTCCCCCTCTTCGTCTTCTAAACCTTCCATAATGAGGTTGTCGGTTTCGTCTTCCTCATCATCAACACCACCGGAAGTTTCCGCTGAAATTCTCTGTGCTTCTCTTAAAGCCAAAATATCTGCCTCAGAATATACACCGATGTTGAAGTTTAGGTTTTCATCTGGCTTATTATCCGGGTTATATAGATCGTAAAGGTGATACATATCATTACGAATAGTCTTGTAGACCTTCGTAGCCGCGATAATAGTTTCTACTTCTTGCCTTACTGTAGCGAGTTTCTTGCCTTCCTTTTTCGCCTCCATGATCTGATTCATGGTGGAAGTCATTAGGAAGTCGCCGTAGCGTAGGAATCTTTTCTTGAAGTTGTAGATTTCTTCGACCATCTTGGCGGCTTCTTCATCTGCTTTAGCCGCAACTTCTTTGGCGATGTGATGAGCTTTAGCGCCGCGTTTAATACCGCGACGCTTTAACCCTTGTGAAAGGGCAGCTTCTGAAATCTTAAACTTTTCGGACAGTTCTTTAAGGGTGGTTTCGCCACGCTCCCATAGGGCGCTAATGACGATCCACTCCGATTCCTTAAGTCTCTTAGTAGGTTCTGTTGTTAATTTTTCTTCACTCATAATAAACGATTATATATCATTAATTAACGATAGTAAAGTTTATACTGACTGTCTGGTATACCACTCTGTAGCACTGTCTGCATAAAGCATATTAGCATCACGATAAGCAGCGATATAAGCTACCAATTGCTTAAAGTCATTTTCATACCAGTAAAGGGTATCGGCAGGAGGGGTTGTCCCTGTCCCGCCTGCGGCTATACCGTGACAGAATAAGAAAATGGTTACGCCATTATAAACAGCAGCATCGACCAAAGCCTTGGCTTGTGCGAGCGTCTTACCACCGATGTTTACAGCGCCATGACCTAATAGCTTTGGACCAGCGTTGTATTCGTTATTGTGTATCCACCAGCCCCAACCCGATCTAGCCATCTTAACGCCCTTAGAAGCTAGCATAGCGTCTGTAGAAGCGTCATTAGACGATAGAGGGTATGAGAATAGGTCAATGCCTCTGGTGAAGCCCTGTGCGGTGAAAATGGCTTTGGCGGTGTCATAGTCCGTTCCTAGTTGGGTAGCTCCTACCGCAACATAGTCTGGATGGTTCATGCCTTGGCTGATGGCGTCCCAACCTGCGTTATATACTTTTCTCAGAAGGGCGTTAGCATTCGTCGCACCATCGATAAGATTGCCATCACCAGCCCAATAAGCTTTGATACCGGCGTCTCTAAGGATTGGGTATGCAAGGTTTGGAATCGACTCTTCGCCAAACTTGTCGAAACCAATAACTACAGAACCTCTTGTAGGGATTTCCTTATGGTAGAAGACCGTATCTAGGTAAACCTCATTAGCAACGTTGTTACCAGTGCTTAAGCTGATTTGAACGCTGTTAATCGTTTCGTCTAGAGTTTGACCACCTGTAACCACCCAAGCCGAACCATTAGGCTCTGTAGCTCCGGTCCCGTTAGGGCGAACAGTTAGTAGGTTCCATCCCTGATGAAGTTGACCGGGATAGGCCCATGAGAATTCCGTTCTTTTGGCTGCGAAATTATCGCTTGAGAAGCGAATTGAGATTGAACCGGCTGTAGCGGTCCAATAGACCCAAAATCCGACCACTGAGACTTCTGAAAGCTTGAAAGCACTGGTAGCATAGCGAGAGCCAGCAAAAGTGCCTGTAGCAGGCTTAGAGAGGCTTAAACCAGATGTTTTACCGCTAGGGGCTGCAACCGGATAAGCTTTGATCGTATTTGTCATGTTTGAGGCTACAGTCCAGCCTGTTAGAGCCGCTGTATTTGCAATGACAGTAGGGGTTTTAGCTTGTGGGAATTTACCAGTGTAAGGAGTTCCATGGCTGGCAACCGTAACTGATCCGCTAGAGTTAGTAGCTGTTACATTGCAGCGGATAATCTTACCAGCATCAATTCTCTTAAAAGTATAAGAGGCACTGGTAGCTCCGGTAATATTAATACCTTCGGAAGTCCATTGGTAAGAGTAAGTTGGAGCAGGAAAACCAGTCCAAGTTCCATTAGAAACAGTGATTGTTCCACCGATCTTAAAGCTACCAGAAAGAGTTGGCCTAGCTGTATTAACCGGAAGCTTATTTGCTTCTGCTACTGTAATGGAAAAGGTAGTTTCTTTTCTGTATCCGTAAGCTGATTCAAATTCATACTCTACTAAAACAACCTTAACTACTCCGGGAACCAGATTAGTTCCTGTTAAAGTGTTTCCATTAAGAGTAAATGAACCAGAACTAAAACTAACTAAAGCTAATTCAGTATTAGTAGTTCTATTCTGAACTGTTACGGTTAAGTTACTATTCTCTGTTCCACTTAGAGAAGAAAGAGTGATAGTGTTAAAATTAGGTTTTGAATATAGGAACGACATTTATATCCCCTCTAGTAGATAATCAGAGGGAATATAACACGATAGAGAAAAAATATAAAATTTAAATATATTTATTTTTAATAAGGGGGAGTGAGACTCCCTTATAACCGAAAAGTCACACCTGTCAAGCTAAATGTGAAAAGTGGCGGAAATCCTAGGTTTTTTCGTTCACTTTTTTCTTGACAGGTTTATAACCTATTTGGTTAGACGTAATCTAAAGCCTTTGTAGTGACCATAAATACCCTTACTTTCTTCCCCTCTCTCTCAACCATATCACGGCGTTCTACAAACCCATTTTCTACTAGAATTTTAATAGAGTGTAACATAGCGTCTCTCTTACATTCATAGCTTATATGATTTAGGATATCATAAACTGATACCGGAGACTTATCAGGGTTTCCTTTTTTGATAACAGATAGAATTTCAATCTGCTTAGCTGTAAATCTAATTTCTTTCATTAATATCGCCCTCCAAAATGAGCATCAACCTCTTCCATATCTTCCGGTTCAAATTCTTCTCCTAAACCGCAATCGAAACAGGTTATTTCACAGAATCTATGTTTACATTCTGCACAGTCTTCAAATTTATCTGATTCAAAAAACTCTTCGTCCATGATTATCTCTTTTCTAAAAATAGAATGTGGTAGAGGGCTTTACCGAAATCGGAATAGCCATCTGAAAACTTATAATCATGATCGGCGGCTACCTTAAGCAGAAGGTCTTCCACTTCGTCGGCTTCATCTAGTTCAAGTCTAATCTTGATCGTTCTATGGGTGTCTTCTTTTTCTTCGACTTCTCTAACGCCTTCCTCTAGCATTTCCTCTAGTTCGGTATCCTCTGGCGTTAATTCGAATAGTTCCCCGTCTGGTAGGGTAGCGTCTAGGCTGTCTAGGTCCATTTCCGCTAGGAGCTTGTCTAGTAGCTCTTTGTCGTCTTCACCGTATCTGGTGTTATCAATTAGGCCAATCTCTTTTGCGCGGTCTTCTGAGACTTTCCCTAGATTTAGAACGGGAACTTCTTCCCAACCCAATTCCTTTACCGCTTCGTTGCGGTGATAGCCGCCTAGGATTTCTAATGTTCCATCGGCTAGTTCTCTAACTACAATGGGTTTAAACGCCCCGTGTTTCGTAAGTGATTGCTTTAGTTTCTCAAATGCTGCCCTGCCTACCTTATTCGAGTTCCAAGGATTAGGGGCTAGCTTGAAGGGATTAATATGTAATAGTTCCATTGACTTTTTGTTCTTTCTTGCTATAAAAATCGTCATTATTTAACAGAAACATGGAATTATGTCAAAACTTATCACTATTGCTAGCAATGCTTTTACCTCCAAGCTATTAGATGCTGACGTTAACGCTATGGAAGTTGTTAGCGACATTGTTAGCTACTACGTGAAGGGCTACGAAAACACCTACTCTTACAAGAACCAAACTTGGAACGGTAAATCGACAATGTTCGATTGGCATACCGCTTCCTTCCCTAGGGGCTTTTTAAGCGCCGTGAACGCTAGGTTGACGCAAGAGGGGTATCAGGTCCGTAACCTAGCTAAATCGCTTCCAGAACCGCTAGGAAAGCTCCCTAGGACGCTTGGCGGGTTCGAATACACAGACAAGTATGATTACCAGTGGAAACTAGTCCGTAAGCTAGAAGAAACTGGTATGATGATCGCCCGTTTAGCTACTGGCGCTGGTAAGACTTTCGCAGCAGCTTTATGCTACACCAAGATCAAACGGCCCACCCTGATCCTGACTAAGCGGACTCCGCTGCTACACCAGTTCGTAGAGCGCCTTGAGACTTTCGGCTACAAAGCTGGAACAATCGGTGATAGTCAGATGGACATTAACCCCGAAATCACCGTAGCTATGGCTCAGACGCTGGAGAACAGACTTCATGAACCGGCTATTCAGGAATATTTAAAGTCGGTCGAATTCATCATCGGCGAAGAAGCTCATGAGATTAGCGACGACTCTTACTGGAATGTAGTAAAATCATGTCCTAATGCCTATTACAAGCTGGCTCTTACCGCTACTCCTTTCATGAAGGACGTAGGCGAAGCTAATATGAAGCTGCTAGGGGCTTTTGGTCCTGTCGGCATTAACGTTTCTGAGAAGCTTCTAATTGACCGTGGCGTAAATGCCACACCTAAGATCAAATTTACTACCTATTCTCCACCAGCTAAGTGCAAATATAATAGCAACTATCAGAAGGCAGTGGAGTTTGGAATAACTCATTGCGAAAGTCGTAATAAAGCTATCCTAGAAAACGCACTAGAAGCTCATAAGAGAGGGTTGCCTGTCTTAACGCTAATTGCTAGACAGGATCACGGCAAGGTTCTAGAAGCAATGTTCCTAGCCGCTGGCATCAGGACTAAGTTCATCTTTGGGGAAAGCACTCGCAAGAAGCGTCGTGAAGCTCTAAAGGAACTAGCCGAGGGTAAGATTGACGCACTAATAGGATCAACAATCCTAGACGTAGGCGTTGACGTTCCCATGATCGGCGTTCTAATTATCGCTGGTGGCGGAAAAGCCGAGGTAGGATACAGGCAGCGAATTGGCCGTGGCCTTCGCAGCAAACCTACCGGACCAAACATATGCTTCGTAGTGGACTTTCTGGACGATCATAACGTCCATCTTCATGACCACTATAGAGAGCGTTATAAGATCGTCCGTGACACACCCGGCTTTAGTGAGAATTTGCTAGGGATGCACGAACAGCTAGATTGGAGTATATTTGATTAAATGTTAATAGGCTTATGTGGTATGCCTAGGTCCGGTAAGACCGAGGTTAAGAAAATTTTAGAAGAGGTATATGGGTTCTATACCCTAGATACCAAACAAGTGTTACGCGAAATGGCCGCTAAACTAACCGGCCTAAGTCCAGATGACTTTATCACCCAAGAGCAAAAACAGACTCTGTTCGAAGGCGTCGAACGTAGGAAGATCATGGGTGAGATTGGCAATGTAGCGGAAAAGCTATGGGGCGACTCCTACATGATCGAACGGGAACTTAAAAACCCCGCCTTTTATGAAGGTAAACGCATCGTAGTGGACGCCCTACGCAAGGAACAGCCTAGAGACTTCCCCGGCTACGTCTTTCAGGTAATTAGCAATAGAGCCATTGATACAGGTAATTCCTTCGATGACTTCTATAAAGGCCGGAACGATGGTATCATCATCAACGATGGTAGCTTAGATGACCTAAGAGACACCGTTGAAAGAGCGATTAGAAGATATCTTTAAGAAGGGTTTACATGGGCGACGAAACTGATAAAAAGCAACCACCAGAACGCAGCGCGGTCTTTTCCACGACTGACGGGAAGAAAGTAAGAATTGAGTTTGACAAGGTTTTCTCTTACGTAGGTAAGACCAAAAATCATAGCACAACTATTGAATATGGTTATAGTTACGAAAAAGAAAGTCGCGAGACATTCATTTTAGATATTGACTTTGATGAATTCGATGATAAACTCACAACTTATCAAAAAGAATTAAGAGATTATTACAGAGAGTTTGAAACAAGCTCTTCGTATTGATGCGGGATAGTAGCAGTCTGGTAGCTCGCCACTCTCATAAGGTGGAGGTCGAGGGTTCAAATCCCTCTCCCGCATCCAGATTTTCGGGGAAGTAGCTCAGTTGGATAGAGCAAAGCCACTTTAGGGCTTGTGCGTTGGTTCGAGTCCAACCTTCCCCACCACAGTTAAACAACTTAGTAACGACTAAAGTATATGCCCGTCTTGCTAAGGTATCTATGGACAACTGCTGATGCACGTTAAATCCCTGAGGCAAGGGTTTGCAGAGGTCATAGGTTTATTTGTTTGTGACGGGAGATTACCACTCAGAAGCTACGGCTTGCTGCGGTAATGATACCACCGGGTTTACGGTCATCCTGCTTATAGCAAAAACCGGCAAGTTTTAGCCTTAAAGGCTTTCGGGAATTAGCGCAGTCTGGTCAGCGTGTGCCCTTTGGAGGGGTGAGGTCGTAGGTTCGAATCCTACATTCCCGACCATTTACAGCTACGGCTGCTTGGGTGAGCAAAACAAATACCTTGGAACTTTGGCTAGTTCCTAAAAGCTCAATGCGGGATTGGTGGAACTGGATATACACATATGCCTTAGAAGCATACGCCGAAAGGATTGAGAGTTCGAGTCTCTCATCCCGCACCAGTTTATTTTAATAAGAAACTATGTTATTATCCTCACAAACGAGGTAATAACATGGACAGATCAAAATTCTATTCTACGGTAAGAGCTAAACTAGGCTCTCTTACACAATCACAAATCAATGGCTTTGAGACAGTGCTAGATGCGCTAGAGGGTCAACCTCTTTCGCACAGAGCGTATTCGCTCGCAACTGCTTGGCATGAAACCAATAAAACTATGCTCCCTGTTGTCGAAGCCTATTGGCTTTCGGAAGCATGGCGTAAGAAGAACTTAAGATACTATCCTTGGCATGGTCGCGGTTATGTTCAATTAACATGGGAATATAACTACAAGAGAGCAGATAAAGAACTTGGTCTAAAAGGGACTTTACTTGCTAATCCTGATCGTGCTATGGAACCTAAGATTGCTGCTAAGGTTATGCGCCTAGGTATGGATGAGGGATGGTTTACTAACGTAAAGCTATCTGACTGCCTACCAATGAGAGGCGTAGCTACTAGAGCGCAATACATGAAAGCAAGAACAATCATCAATGGATCGGATAAAGCCGACCTAATTGAAGATTATGCGCAGGTGTTCGAAAGAGCGCTTCGTGATGGAGGTTTAGTATAATGAGTAGTTGTAGAACAAGAGATATTCCAGACCAGCAATGGGGTGGATAATCTATATCCCCTAGTAACAACGGCGGCTACGAACCGCTAGTAACGTAACTGGATTGAAAATGCAGGTTCGAATCCTGTCTAGGGGTCCATTTTAATAACGGCGTGTAGCATAACGGTTAGTGCATCCCACTGATAATGGGCAGATGGAAGTTCGATTCTTCCCTCGCCGACCAATTTAAACTGTCCTCATTTGGCCAGTTATGACGAATTACGGGACTTAATTGTCCATATATGGCCGGTTACGTTAATAGTAAACTACCCTCCTTACAAGTGGGGATCAGCGGGGCAGAACCGCTACTGGCTACCATTTATTATGACATACAAAATAACAAACTGTAATTATTGCAATGTAGAATTCAGATATTGTGATTCGAAAAGAACTGGTAAGTTTTGTTCTAACCAGTGTTTTCAAGATCATAGATATGAATTCGTTACTAGGCCGAATATTCTTTTAGGTTTGACGGACGCCAAACAATTAAGAGATAGACTTCTAAAAGATACTCCTTATTGCTCAGAGTGTGGAGTAGGAGAGTTTTGGGAAGGTAAGAAGTTATCATTACAGATCGATCATTTTGATGGCGATAGTGATAACAACGCCCCTTATAACTTAAGAGTTTTGTGTCCTAATTGTCATTCTCAGACTGATAATTATGGGATTAAAAATAAAGGATCGTCATCTAGACGTTCTAAATATCTAAAAGAATATAAATCTAATTACTAATTTCAGGGTGACTAGCTTAGGTTGGTTATAAAGAAGGCTAGTTTTAAAGTTCGCCTCCACCGATTAATTCATTGGATCATTGGGCGAGTGGTTTATGCCGTGTCCCTGCTAAGGACATGCACCTTAACCGGTGCCGTTGGTTCGAATCCAACATGATCCGCCAGTTTAACACTAATAAGAGTATCTAATAATGCGTATCTATTTTGCCGCTAGCAACAATGGTGATGGTTCTTCAAGCGTCCATTTCTTCGAAAGTAAGAAGTGTATCGACCTTTTAGAAGAGCATGACCTAGAAGGATATGGCGGTTGCGAAGGTGGCGACTGGATGGATATTGACGGTTCTGTTACTGGAATTAATATCGAAACTTTAGAAGAAGTAGTTGACTACCTAGTTGACTACGGCTATATAGATGAAGAAGACGCAGAGCGTCTAAAAGCTTAAAAGACATGCTAGTGTCGCATAGTGGTCCATTGCACCGATCTTGTAAGTCGGAATTCCAGATCGTGGGTTCGAATCCCACCACTAGCTCCATTAATAATTAAGGCCGGAACACTACGGTAAAGAGCTTCGATAGAAGCTTGCCTTAATGGGGAATTAGCTCATTTGGGTAGAGCGTCGCACTTGCACTGCGAAGGCAAAGAGTTCGAACCTCTTATTCTCCACCAGATTAAATAACGGAAGTATGGCAGAGTCTGGTTTATCGCGCTCGCCTTGAAAGCGAGAGTGGGCCTTAAACAAGTCCACCGTGGGTTCGAATCCTACTGCTTCCTCCAGAATACGGGTCGGTAGCTCAGTTGGTAGAGCATGGGGCTGAAAATCTCAGTGTCGAGAGTTCAATTCTCTCCCCTCCCACCATTTACAACTTCGGTTGCTCGGACTTGCCACAGTCCTTTCAAAATTCCTAACGCGGGCTTGGCGTAGTGTTAGCGTGTCTGGCTTCCAACCAGAAGGCAAGAGTTAGATTCTCTTAGTCCGCACCATAATTAAATACGGCACTTATGACAGAATTAGATAGGTTTTTATCTTATATTTTAGTTTCTGAAACAAACTGTTGGGAATGGCAAGGCGCTTTAAGTGAAAAGGGCTATGGCGTTTTCAACATGGGTTCTAGAAAAGAAGGTAATAAAAGAACTATAAGAGCGCACCGATATTCTTATATGAAATATAAAGGCGAATTGGGCGAACTTCTAGTCTGTCATAAGTGCGACAACAGAAAGTGTTGCAATCCAGATCATCTTTTTTTAGGAACTGATGAGGATAACATTAGGGATATGTGGGCTAAGGGTAGGCAACCTCCACCTTTAGTCCAACTAGGGTCAGCAAATAATAATGCCATCTTGGATGATGTTAAAGTCGCTAAAATCAAATCTCTACTAGATACTTTTAACAATAAAGAATTAGGCGCTATGTTTGGCGTCAAGCATTCAACTATATCCAAAATAAGAACGGGTAGAACTTGGGTGCATGTTCAGGGATCGTCTAATGGGTAGGACAACTGGTTTTGATCCAGTTAATAGGGGTTCGAGTCCCTTTCCCTGATCCAATTCAAATACGGGCTATTCGTTTAATGGTAGGACGCTGGATTGTCTATCCGGCAGCAGGGGTTCGATTCCCCTATAGCTCGCCATTTGTCAGAAGGGGCGCTAATCCCTTCGCCGCTCCCTAACCGGTTATTAGGTGTTAGGGTGAGCTAGTGGAGTGAGTGGCGCTAGCAATAACTAAAGGAAGACGTTCCTACCACAAACTATCGATGGCGTAGTGTAAACGGTGAACATGGCGGATTGTGATTCCGCAGTTGAGGGTTCGAATCCCTCCGTCACGACCAAATACAGGATTAATTATGAAGAGTTTTGACGAACTAAAGCAAGAACGTAACGAGCAACGATTAACAGGCTTACTAAACCAGCTTGTTTATTTCGATGAACGATTAGATGGTGCCATTAAAGCCCACGAAAAGAAGATGGATGAGCTTTATTTTCTCGAAGAAGAACTAAAGCAACTAACAGCTAACCCTTCTCTCCTAACGCAGGAGCAGGTCTCAGCTATTATTGAGAAGCTTAATAAGTTAATCTATGCCACAGGCGGGATCGTTTCTGGTAATCATATTATAGGTGGCTCTATTACCGCAGACAAGATTGTAGCCCATTCTATTTGTGCAACGAATTTGTCGGATTGGCGTAACGCATCAAGCTCAGTAACAATTGCTGGCGGACAGGTAGCAAGTAACACTATTTCAACTACTAGATAATCAACTTAGGGGTGTAGTATAATGGCTATTACAGTCGACTCCAAATCCTCAGATCAGGGTTCGATTCCCTGCTCCCCTGCCATTTATAAGAGAATTTAAATGAGCTTAGAAAAAGTATTAGAAATTTACAATGAAGACAGTTGGGGTCTAGAAGACTATATTGTCGATAAGACTGACTCCGATTGGGTTCAGGATCATAAATACCAGTATCGTTCCTACATTATCAAGTATGAGGACGGCAAGTTTTACCAGATCAACGAAAGCCGTTCCGGCTCTTATCATTCGGATTGGTATTACAACCCAGCAGAGATTTTCGAAGTCGAAAGACAAGAAAAAGTAGTTACTAAGACAGAAATCACTTGGCATATGGTCGGTGATCGTGTAGAGAGTAAAGATCGCTGGTAATAAGAATTTTTGGCTAGTAGCTTAACCGGTAAAGCCACTCACTGTTAATGAGTCAGATGCAGGTTCGACCCCTGCCTAGTCAGCCAGAATTAGTAAGCGAAGAAGTAAACGCTAGTAGAAAGCATGTGACCTACAGCATGTTAGTAGATAGCGCGGGGCAACAGCCTTAGAGTTTAATTAGTCAGTTCCTGAACCAAGAGCGTCGGAACTAAGTGGAAAGAAGCCTGTAGGAGGCGCATCGCCGCAATGCTAATTAAGACCCGTTGAACAGCCGACTATATCGATTAGGCTTCGGCATTCTTCGCTTACTAATAACAATCCCTAATAAGGGTTTATTTAATCGGGGCCATCGTCTATGTGGCTAGGATAGTTGGTTTTCACCCAGCAGAACCGGGGTTCGATGCCCGGTGGCCCCACCATTCCCCACTAACAACATTGAGTAGCAAACATGGATACGAAGGCTTGCGATTACTGCGGACGCCCTGTAGAGGATGGCGCGTTGCGTTACGGTCCCGCGATTCCCGGCCCCCGGCATTGGGAATGTAACAATGTCAAAAACGGTAAACCGTCAACCATCGAAGATATCATAGCTACTTTAATGAAGGATATGAAAAATGCGTAAATCATTTGTTCTTTTTAGCGCAGCGCTCGCAACCCTAGTTGCTGGCTGCTCTTGCGCCCCATCCAATCAACCCCAACAGCAGGCGTATTACGATCAGCCTGTCCAGCAGCAGCAATACGCCCCTGCCCCTGTCCAGCAGGCACAGCCCGGTTTCCTTGATCGTCATGGCGATGCGATCCTAGCTGGCGGCGTCGGCTATCTCGCCGGTAAGGCCGCTTCCAAGCGGGAATACCGCAATGACCGGAACTATTCGCGTCCCCGCTATTACAGCCGTCCTTCCCGCCCAGCGGCGACCCGCTATTACTCTTCCTCGCCCTCGCGGTCAACCTTCCGTAGTTCAAGCCGTGGTTCCTTCCGAAGCCGCCGCTGATTACAGCCATTTGAAAATGGAGGGTTCCTTTACTAACGCTAAAGGTCAAGTGACCAAGTGGAAAAGGAATCCCGAAAAGCCATGGCTAGTTGAAGTCCTAGTAGATGATGAGCCTATCGACTGGCTCAAACTAGGTCAAGAAGCTCTAGAAGGTGGTAACAAGAAATGAATATTTTCGCCAGCGAACGCATTAAGCCCGCTAACATTAAGTTCCCTAAGGGAATGGATAAGTTGGAATGGGAGCATGTTGAAACTACTTCTAGTTTCGATGCTAATTTCGCTGCTACCAAGGTTGGTCACGTAGTTATTGACTGCTTTCATGGCGAAAATATCAACGGTCTTAGAGTAGCTAAAGCCATTGTGGAACTTAGCATCGATAAGCACCAACCTCTTCCGACTCTTCTACTGGTAGGCCCAGATCAGAACATGCGGAAAGAGATAGAAACCTATATCTCCAACTCCAAAAGATGGATAGATATCGCAACAGGTAAGTGATTGTTTGTTAGATAAGTTAATTGAGGAAGGCCGAAAGTTCCCGGTCATCTACGCCGATCCGGCTTGGACATTCAAAACATACAGTGCCAAGGGTGAAGATAAATCCCCTTCGAAGCATTATAAAACAATGTCTATCGCAGACATTTGTGCGCTACCTGTTAAAGAGGTAGCTGCTAAAGACTCTATTCTTTTAATGTGGGTTTATCAGCCCCTTCTTCCAGAAGCGTTCGAAGTAATGGACGCTTGGGGCTTTGATTATAAGTCAATTGCTTTCGTTTGGGATAAGCTAACCAAGCATGGCAAGAAACACATGTCCACCGGCTACTACACTAGGGCCGGTATGGAAATGGTTCTACTAGGGCGTCGAGGTAATCCGCCTAGAGTTAAAGACCGTGGCGTTAGGCAGGTCTTCCAATCAACAGTAAGAGAGCATAGTCGTAAGCCTGATGAAGTCTATGACTTTATCGAGCGGCTTTATGACGGCCCTTACCTAGAAATGTTCGCCCGCAATACCTACCGCAAGGATTGGACTAAGGTTGGCGACGAGGTAGGGAAGCTTGGCTAGCGCTCCAGTTCTGGAAGACCTTTGTAGGGAGCTTGCTAGAGAACTGCACCTTAAAGTCGACTCTTATGAAGATAAGCTAAACCAAGAAATCAACATAAGAGTTGTCGAGCAATACGCCTCTAGCAACACCTACGGGTATCGCATCGATATGATGCGTGTAATGTTAAATGGTAGGGAGGAATATGAGCATTTCTTCCACCATATGCGTTCGGTAATTCTGGAAGCTCGAAAGAAAAGTGATCGATGCCTAGAGACAGGCAGAGTCGTATATCGATTTGAGCCAGAAAAGATTATCCCGGTATCATCCAGACCGGTCGATTGGGGTCAACGCCCACCGCCTAAGGCAGATAAGCTACCCGAACCACCACCCGACCCCAAATTAATTATGATGGAAAGAAAGCAACTCCATGAATACGGACGTTACTAAACCGATCTTTGTTTTCGGTAGCAATTTAGCAGGAAGGCATGGCAAAGGTGCCGCTTCTATAGCTAGGCTTCAATATGGGGCGATTTACGGGCAGGGAGAGGGTCTACAGGGCCAATCCTACGCTGTCCCTACCAAGGATGCAGCTTTAAAGGTTTTGCCCCTCAGGACCATTAAAATGCACGTAGATAAGTTTCTCAAATTCGCAGAGCGGAATTCTGATATAACTTTTAAAGTTACTGCGCTAGGAACTGGCCTAGCTGGTTACTCGCATGATGACATAGGGCCAATGTTCGCCTTGGCTAGCATGAACTGTGTTCTACCTATGGCTTGGAAGCCCTATGCCATGGATTGCGGTTATAGACAATGGTGGTGGAGTTAATTACTCCGCTACCTTCACTTTAGTAGGCGTAACGGCCTCAAGTGCCCTAAGGCGATCAGAATACTTAGATAGTCTTCCATCAACTTCATTAAACTTGGAGGTTGTCTGCGTTTTGAAGTCATCTTGGCGATCCTTAACAGTCTGTAACGTAATACGCTGTTCGGTAGAAGCGACGGCAAGAGCTTGTGTAGCTTCCGTCATTGCTTTGAGGTTGGAGTCGGTTGCATTCATTCGCGTGGTGTAGATAGTCCCAAAAGAACCTACTACAGTCATGAAAATAGTAATGCCGATACCAATGGGTGTCCAGTTAATCTTCGACTCGGTATCTAACTTGTTTTGAATCTTATCTAGAGTAGATGAAATGCTATCAATGATAGTCTCTAATCTAGAAAGCCTTGTGTCAACGTTCGTTCCGTGGTCATATCTAGGCTGTCTTTGGCTGCTCATAGTTATTCCTTACTTTGTTGCGCCGAAGTATAACACAATTACAAAGGATTGCTAATGATAACTCTATTAACAACACCTGCAACACCTAGATTAGAAGGTTATATAGAAGACTTCCGCTCTTTTGCTATTAGACTTCATGGCGATCAGCGTTATGGTGACTTCCCTTATCCTTTCCACCTAGCCCATGTAGAAGAAACTCTAGTAGCAAATGGCTACGATGACTTTAAATATCGAGCTAGCGGATGGCTTCACGATGTCCTAGAAGACTGCGATATGTCTATTAACAGGCTGGCCGAATGCTTCGGCTCTGAGATTGCTGCTATGGTGTTCGCTTGCACTGGCGAAGGGGCCAATCGTAAGGAACGCAATGCTAGCGTCTACAAAAAACTAGCAGCACTTCCCGCAGCAGCGCCGGTTAAAGTAGCTGATCGTATTGTTAATATGAAGTTCAGTGTAATCAATAAGAGCAAGCAACTAGGAATGTATATTAGAGAGTTCGGGGATTTTTCTAATAATGTCCGCCCTCTTATGACAAACACAACGAAAGACGCTCTTCTGTGGAATCGACTAGAAGACGTAGTAGGACTAGCGGTTAAAAGAATGTCAGAAACAAAGGTTGCGTGACGTTCCCGAATCGGCTATAGCCCTGAAAATCAAGCGCGTTTAGCTCAGTTGGTAGAGCAGTCGGCCCCTAATCCGACAGGCCACGGGTTCGATCCCTGTAACGCGCACCAGTTTCTAAGGTGAGTATCCCTCTTAAAGCGAAGTTACGCCTACTCGGTCATAGTAGCCTTCCGCCTTATTAAGTAAGGAATTAAATATGAACTATATGGAGCATGATATTTCCCGAATATGAAGGGAGATATTCATGAAGAAACAACACTACGAAATTAACAAAGTTCAAAACCGCCTTTGGGGACTTTCGGGCGTCCTCGCCTCTTATGGCCCTAGAGATATTGGCTGGTGGCGACGTAATTTTTACGCCCTCGAAAACTTCGGTGATCGTCACCGGGTTATGAACGAGAAGCGTCAAAATCGTAACGCTCGCAAAGACGAAGAAATCCAGCACTACAAGGTCAAGCTTCGCAGCAGACGTATGAACGTCCCCACTAAATGGGACGATGAACATATCTCTAAGTGGGGCGGCAAGTCTTGGAAGCTTGGGACTAAGGCCCGCAAACAGTGGGCTAAGAACGTTCGCCACTAACTATAACTAGTGGCAAGGGTAATGTAGCATTGAAGGTCGCTTGTTTCGTGCCATTTCCGGGGTAGCAACCGGCCCGCTTGACAACTTAGAATTACGTGTTATATTGAAAGCTCACTACAGAAGGAAAGTAGAATGCACTAGCTGCCCCATCGTCCTCCTTAAAGTAGTCAGTATCTAACCCAAAGCGATTTACTGATTTATTTTAAGATTAAAGGACAATACACATGACTAAGAACTATTTCGACCATTACAATACCCTAGCCAACAACAAAGACGTTTCAAGAGCAGACGTTTATACTCGCTGCATCATCAAGGCCATTCGTGCTAAGAGCGAGGACAAGGTTGGCGTTGCAATCGCCCTACTAAAGAAGGCTTTCACTAAGCCCACAAACCCTACTAAGGTCGCCAACGGCGCTCTACAGTATTGGGGCATCAATCACGCTCGCTATGAAGCCAGCCTGAAATATCGTTATCTAACGAAAGAATATCTAACAGAAGCCGAACAAGGCGCTTGGGAAGTAATTTTCCAAGCCACCAAAGGCGTAGCATAATGACTCCATATTATTGCTATATCTTTGTGCGCCAAGATATAACACCGGAGCAGCAACTAATCCAATTTGGGCATGTTGCTGCTAAGGCAGGCGCTAAGAGTCCCGATAAGCTTTGGGAGTATGTTCATTTCGTTGGGATCGGAGTTAGAAACGAAAGGGAGCTTCACAAAGCTGCGCTCCTAATGGCTGACAATGACATTCCTTATTCTACCTTTAATGAAGGGGCCATGGACGATGAGCTAACAGCCGTCGCCTCAGTCCCGGTAAGAGGTCCGACTAGGGAAGTGTTCAAGAATTATAAGACGTTACGCTTCGGAAATTGAAATTTTCCTCTTTCCTACACGGGCGGGAATCGCTATCTGTTTCAATACAGGGCGATTCCCGCCCTTTTCGTTTCTGGGGAGTTATGAGCGGTGGAAGTTTACGTAATTTTGTATGGGTGTGCTGCTAAGCCCGAATTATCCGATGAAGTGAAGGGCTACCTTTACAACCGGATCGACGCCCAAGAATATTGCGACCAGCAGAATGAAGAAGCGGAAGAAGGCTATGCTTACTGGTTTGAGACAGCCCCGCAACTGATGGTATGATAATAACCTTGCTAGTATGCTTGGTAATTAAGCATTTCATCTTCGATTTCGTTTATCAACCAGCCTATCAATGGCAGAACAAAGGAAGATACGGGCATTGGGGCGGACTAGTTCATTCCGCTCAACATGGGATAGCTTCTGCCGTAATATTGCCATTCTTTATTGATGATAAGTCAGTAATAGCCTATCTGGTAGCGTTCGAATTCATCGTTCACTACCATATGGACTACTTCAAGATGAAGTTGAATGCACATATGGGGTGGAAGTGTAACACCCATTATGAGTTTTGGGTTTGGACAGGTTTCGACCAACTAATCCATTCACTAACTTACCTAGTAATGGCGGAAGTAGTTTACCGTTACAGCTAAGGTAAGAAAAAGTTTCTCTCGCCAAACTTTTCTGTTGACGGGCGAATCTCAGGTCGCTAGACCGAAATCATCTACTGGCTATCGGGTGGTTTAGTTAGTAGGTTCCTTTTTTAACCGCTCTGGTAAGAGGTATTACCATGACTCAGTTGAACGCCGAAACGGCATCTGAATTCGATTTCGTTGCCCTGATCGACGCTTCGGGTTCGATGGGCAATCCGTCCGTCAAGATGCCGGGGAAGACCCGCTGGCAGGAAATGCAAGAGTCGCTGCTGGGCTTCATCCGCGCCATCGAACCGTTCGACGCTGACGGCATCGATGTCGGTGTGTTCGGCCCGAACTTCGAAGTCGAAGAAGGCGTTACGTCCGCCACCATCGACAAGCTGTTCGCTTCGCGTGGTCCGCGTGGTTCGACCCCGCTGCATGATGCCATCGCGTGGACCATCGACAAGCAGAAGAAGACCGGCAAGAAGACCTTCGCCGTCATCTTCACCGATGGCGAGCCGAACGATCAGGCGCTGGTCGCCAAGCTCATCACCGATGCTTCGAACAACATCGCGAAGGATGAAGACCTGACGTTCCTCTTCATCCAGATCGGCGACGACAAGGCGGCGCGGAACTATCTCGATCATCTGGACGACCAGTTGACCGGCAAGTTCGACATCGTGGACGTTGTGAGCGTCACCGAAGCGGACTCGATGGAACCGCTGGCCCTCATCAACAAGGCCATTGCCGACTAATCGCCGGCAATACATCACCAACCTAGTTAGTTGGTATCGTTCTGAATAACCTTGGGGTAGTAGAAGTAGGAAGAAATGCTTCTACTACCCCTTTTAGTAGCGGGGTTTAATATGGGTTTCCTCGATAGCCTCAAAGGCATCGCCTCCAACTTCATGGCTGATGCTGAAAAGGCTCTTAGCCGCATGTCCGACAAGGCGACTTTCATTCGCACCGTCCAAGCTTCCTATCTGGTCGCTGCCGCTGATGGCAACGTATCGGATGAAGAGAAGGTGGTTCTTGGCCGCGTCATCGCCAAGAAACTTCCTTCCTTCAAGTCGTCGGAGGTTGCTAAGGCAATCGATGACTGCGCCGAAGAAATGTCCCTCTCTGCCGTAGCTGGTAAGGTTGCTCTTATGGAGAGCATCGAAAAGGCTGCTGGCACTGATGGTGCAAAGGTCATCATGCTTGGCATGTTGGCCGTGGCCAATGCCGACAATGAGTTCCAACCCTCCGAACAGCAGGTGGCGCGGGCCATTTGCGTCAAGCTCGGTCTTCGCCCGCAGGAGTATGCGCTATAATGGAATGGTTACTTGCTAACCTGATGACGTTCGGTAGTATCGTTCTGCTGGACATCGTTCTCTCCGGTGATAACGCCGTTATTATCGGGGCAAAAGCCGCCAGCCTTCCCGCCGAACAGCGTAAGAAGGTCATCAAATACGGCATGTTCATGGCCGCAGGTTTCCGCATCGTTCTGCTGTTCCTCGCGACCTACCTGCTACAGATTCCCGGTATCCGACTCGCCGGTGGTCTTGCCCTGCTCTATGTGGCGTGGGGTATGTTCAAGGATATCAGGGACAATGGTATCGTTGATGGTAGCACGGAGAACGTAACGGCTGCTGCGAACTATCGTTCCGCACTCTTCGCCGTTGCTCTTGCCGATCTTTCGATGTCCATCGATAACATTCTTGCCGTTGCTGGTGCTGCCGGGGATCATTACTTCGCGCTCATCTTCGGTATCGTGTTGTCGATCTTCATCATGATCTTTGCTGCCAATGCGGTAGCGAGACTCATTGAGAAGTATCGTTGGCTGGCTTGGTTCGGCTTGCTGCTGGTCCTCTATATCGCGGGTCATCTGATCTATCAGGACGTTCCAGTCATCGTGTCTTGGACTTCCTAATAAGCTAATAGAAACGGGGCTTAACGGCCCCGTTTTTATTTGACCTTAATCAAATAATACTAGATTAAATATAAGATCAGGGCCAAGAAAAAAAGTTTGGGCTTGGTGCATTTTTCTCTTGCACCGAATCGATTCGTCGCCTAGATAGAGATCACCGGCAAGGAAACGAACCGGTCGCTGCTTGAAGCGGATAAGCTAGAGTAATCTGGTGAAAGGTTAGGAGCCAAACCAAGCCGCCTAGTAATAGGTCAACTTAAGCAACATGGAACTGACCGAAAGGTTCCTCTATACAAGTAGGGGATAGATTGAAGGATAAGGGTTTTAGGTCCGAAAGGATAACTAGCAGAGCTAATCGGTGAGCTAGTGAAGTCGCAAACACCTGCACCAAGCAAAACTTATTCGAAGTCGATAGTGAACCATAAGGGTAATAGTTCGACCATTAGCGTGGAAGAGCATTAGCCAGTTACCAAAGGTGGAGACACTTTACGTAACCGTTGAGTAGCCCGCAAGGCGAAAGACATGAGGCGTGTGGCATGTTGTTCCCCAAAAGGGAATGATACCATTGGACAAGCACGTCTTAACTGGAAACAACTTAGCATAACGGTAATGCGATGGACTCTTAATCCATTGATTGTTGGTTCAAATCCAGCAGTTGATTCATCAACGCAAAGCCTTGTCCAGCTATAAGTGAAAGGCACCTAAGCCCTACCTAGAGTGGGGGCATGAAGTCTCGCAAGGATGGATTGTTTGTAGTGGAAGAACTCATTGCTCTTTAGCGGGAGCTTAATGGAGGTAAAACTTCAATGGGATTAAGATACTATGAGTAGCTTGTAGTGATATCGCAAATGCCAGCGATTAATAAAATGGCGGTGTTGGTAGTTACTATGATACCTTGACCGGGTTATAGTGGAAAAGGCCCTAAACAATAAGGGGTTTAAGACTGCCCTTAGTAAGTGTATTCTCAGCTTGCTAATTACATATGGGGATAATCGCGTAAAGTCATTGGTCTGACCGCTCGGTTTCCCCACCATGGCCTATGTAGCTCAGTCCGGTTAGAGCGTCCGATAAATAAGGAAGGTCGTTGGTTCGAATCCAACCCTAAGGCCCCATAGCGCGGTAGTTTGAGTGTGCTTCTGGACAGAAGTATGCAGACAAAACAGCTTTCGGAGGATTGAAGACGGGGGTTTGAATCCCTCTCGCGCTTCCAACGGGACGGTAATTCAGCGGTAGAAGACGAAACCTTGTCTAAGCCCTTTGAGGGTGATGGACCCCAAGACAAGGCCAGATAGTCGGAGGTTCGATCCCTCCCCGTCCCGCCACTTAATAACATTGAAACATGATGGTCTGCACATTGTCATGTTTCAACCTTGTTAAGTTTCACATTATCGGTGGGCTGAAATCCAGCGATAGAGGCAAGCCCCTAAGCAAGGCTCCTACGTGAACCTAATCCATAGTGTTAGGAGCGATGATTTACGCTAGCTATGATTAGGGGAAGCTAGAAAGGTTATAGACCTGATAAACTTCCCCTTCTTAGTGGACCCTTAGCTCATTTGGTTAGAGCGACGGACTTTTAATCTGTAGGTGCTGGGTTCGAATCCCAGAGGGTCCACCACTTACTTAGTAGTGATAGAATACGGGTTGGTTCTTCAATTTGCTTTTGCCCAAAAGCTGTCGATCCGTATTCTTTCTTTATTAAGTGGGGTGTTATGTATTTTCTTACGTTATGACCTACCAAGCCCTCTTGGCGTAATTGGTAGGCGCAGCAGACTTAAAATCTGCCGGTTGATCCGTCTCGGTTCGAGTCCGAGAGAGGGCACCAAGTTTCAGAGCCAACTTCGCGGGCGTCTCCATCCGCGAGAAAACACCTAGACATACCCTCTTGCATGTGGGTAGTTAATGGACGGTGGGGTAAAAGCCCTCAATATGCAGCGTTATATGACTGGCCTTCGGTGTCGCAACCTAGCCTTTCGACTAACCTAGGCCCTTCGGGGCCTTTTTTTGGAGTCTTACTAAATGGGTCTTTTGGGTAAGAAGAAGCAAGAGCTTCCCGTCAATGCCGGTGTCGAACTTGGCGACTACGTTAAGGACGTAGTTACCGGTTTTGAGGGCATTGCTTATGCTCGCGACTATCACCTTCACGGTTGCGACCGTATCGAGGTATCTCCGACCAGCTTGGATGATAACGGCAACCCCAAGGATGCTTTCGTTTTCGATATCCTGCGCCTGACGGTGATCGAAAAGGGGCGTATGGCTTGTATCGAGCCTAACGCCCACTTTAGCGCGTTCACCATGGGCGCGAAGGTCAAGGACACCATCACCGGCTTTGAAGGCATTATCGGCACCCGCACCGAAATCGTCACCGGCCTTACCCTCATCGGGATCATGCCGACTGTCCTTTCCAAGGAAGGCGCTCTCAAGGACGCTAAGGTCTTCCCGGCTGGCCGGGTGGAACTGATCGCGGAACAGCCTGTCCCGGTCGCTCCTGAGGCTCCAAAGGGCAAACCGGGCGGTCCTACCGAACGTCGCAGCGCTGCCAAGGCTCCGCCCCGCTAACAGCTATATTACTAGCCGTTTTAATTACTCCCGTTCTTGCTATAAAGGCTCGAACGGGAGTTTTTTATGCGATTAAGAGAACATTTAATACTACGTGGAATGAATCCTAGCCTATACCGACACGCTAAATGTTATTCCACTAACAAAATCACCTTCTATTTATACAATTTAAGTGGTCAGATGGTAGGTTATCAACACTACCGACCATTAATAGAAGAAAAAGGGGTTAAAAATAACCCTAAATTAGGTCGATACTTCACTAAATTACCTAAGAACACTATTGGAGTGTTCGGATTAGACGTTTTAGATGAAACTAGACCAGAATTATTCGTAGTTGAAGGCATTTTTAAAGCCGCCAAGCTCCATCGGCTAGGCTACAACGCCATCGCGGTCCTAGGGCCGACCCCCAAGCCCATGGCAGCATGGTTTCGCGCTCTACGAGGCTCCTACAAGCTCCTAGCGATCGGTGACAATGACCGGGCCGGTCAATATCTGGTCGATATTGTTGGCGCTGGCACCCTTTCCCCTGTAGATTTGGACGAAATGGACGACTCAGCGGTGGTGGAATTGGCAAATGAGCAAATACAGCGGTATTAAATGGAAGATTAAAGCTTACTTGATAGCTAAGTTTTGGAATCCCAAAAGAAATAGCAAAGAATATTGGGGTTTTATTAAGAACGCCAGCAAAAGGAAGATTAAGAAATGACTAATATTATAGTGTCAAACCAAGTAGAGTGCCTGTCATGTGGTGATAGGCCCTATTCCGCTCATAGACATGACTTTAAATACTGCAAATGCGGTAATGTAGCTGTCGATGGTGGCCAAGCTTACCTTCGCAGGGTGTATAATAACACTAACTGGAAGGAAATTTCGATAAAAATACCGGAAGAAGCCGTTAATAAGGCCATCGAAGAGGTCGAAGAAGCGATCAAGACAGGTCGCAACGCAAGAGGGCTGGTATATGCCGCCCTGCGTGGCCTAAGAGACGGTGGTTTCACCTTCCCCGACAACAATATCTAAGAAGGGTTGTTTTCTATCATGGGCTGTCTTAAAGCATTGCTCAACGGGATCGGTCTTCTGATCGCTCTTTCCTTCCTCATTATCTTTTGGAACGTATGAAACAGTTTATCATTCACAAAGTTACCAACGCACCCGACCATGTTAATGGGACTCCTAAGGGTCCGATTTGGAAGCGGGCTAAGAGCCTCCATAAATATAAGAAGTTCTATACGAACAAGATGGAGGCTCTTCTTATCGCCTTTTATCTCAACCAGTTTAGCAAGTTCGGCTTCGAAGTAAGCGAACGGATTGTGGAGGAATAATCCCATGGCTAATAAAGAGAACATGTTGAAGCTCGCGGAAGCCCTAGAGTCGGGCACCTATCCCCAAGCAAGAGGTAGCTGGGGCGCTGGAAGCTTCGAAGGCCACCAGACGCCAGCCCTTTATGGCCAAGAGGAAAAGGGCTTTTGCTGTATGCACGTTGCTCTAGCTCTCGCTACCAACACGGCTAGCTTGTCAGGTAATATGTTCACCCGCAGTCGCAACGCACGGGCTGATGCGACATCATGGCTGGGAATCGACGAAGGAGGCTTTGCTGATTTCGTCACGTTGAACGACAAGGAAGGCAAGACCTTCCCCGAAATCGCCCAATATATCCGCGATACATATTTAGCCGACTAATCTCCGGGGGAATAATGGAACTGCTATTAATTAACAAGCTAAGCCCATTAATCACTAAAAGAGATAAAAATAGAAAACCGGGTAGATACCGTTCCCTAGAATATAAATATATGATCGGGGAGAAGTCCAATCACCGCTGCGTTCATTGCGGCGTTGATATGGTCTATGAAGGCCCACAAGTCCCTACCAGCTTCACCTATGAGCATGTCATTCCCATCTGCTACGGCTCTACGTGGGAACTAGACAACCTTTATGGGGCCTGTCTGGAATGTAACCATCGCGGCGGCACACAAAGCGGTCAAGAGGCAACCCGACGCCTTTTGCTGGAACACGGCATCTGCCTGTGCTACAACGAGGAATCGGATATCGCAAGAGCAGACGCGATGTATCGGCTTCATTTCGAGGACAGAATCGCGGCGTAGTGAGGTTTTATGGTTGTTATCGAGATTATTGTAGTATTCTTTTGGATACTTAGTGCCTTCACTTTCGTATGGAGCTTGCTGGACCTGTTTCTTGGCAGCTACTACGACAAAGAGAAAGCCCTTCCTAGGGTGATAGTATCTAGCATCCTGCTAGTTATCCTCTACAACCTCCCCTATGAATATTGGGGTCTAGCGGAGACGATGAACTAATGTGGTCTTTCATAGGCTTCTTTCTAGTCCTCGCTCTTGGGACGTATCTCACGGTAGCGGGTGGACTGTTGGTATGGGTAAACCATGCTTTTGGAGGAAGGTTTGAGAAAGCCGTCCTGATACCCCCAGCAATAGGATTTGTGATGCTAGCTTTTTGCTGGTATTTTAATCCTGTGAGCCTTGATGTAAATATAAGGTAATAATATATGCAAGTAGGTGATTTAGTAACCCGCGTTAACCCATCCGTAACCTGTGCGGTAGGCAAGGTAACTGCCATCCTAGAAGATGGTAAGTTCCTAATTAATTTCGGGCGTAAAAATAGTCTTCGGATGGTGGAAGACTATGTGCCTTTCGTTCCATGGCATAAGCGGAAGAGGGGGCTGGGATGACAAGACGTATTGAAAACCTAGATTGGCTTCCTATAGAGCTTGCTAGCAGGGATTTGAAGGTTGGTAGCGGGCAAGTGGTGGTTCTTTACCGACCACATGTTCATGGTAGCTGTTTGCTGGAATATACTACCAGCAACCCCGACTATGCTATGACCAATGCGGCTAAGCATGGCTACACTGAGTTTGCTTTGTTGGTGGATGGGTGATGTCTTATTCTAGGAAAGTTTTCTACAGGGCTAGTGTTAAGGGTATTAACCGCCTTGGGAAAGAGCAAACCTTCTGGCTTAATAGCCTGCCGGTGTCTGGTTGCGATCCTGTCACTTGGGCGGATTGGTCGGGTCAATGGGCCGACCTAGAAGAGTTCAAGGCTGACGTTAAGCGTCTGTCGGTGGAAGGTTTTAGCAACTGGTCTATCCGGTCAATTGACCTTAGCACCTTGCAGTGTTTGGAAGTTGTGGTAGTAACCACGACTGATACGAGCTACAGGGTTATTGGACTTGAGCCTACTATTACCGACGAGGATCATCCTTGCGGTTGTGGGCAAAGATTGTGTTCTAGCTGTAACTAGTTTGGGGCTTAAGGGGGTTGTGAGGTTTAGGTAATTTTGGGGTTAAATTTGTGAATGGTATGGAGCGGCCAAAGCCGTAACTTTCTAGGACATCCTACCCCCTCGACTCGCAACAGGTCAATAGGGCGAATCACTCTTTTTCACATTCTTTTTTAATGCGCTTCCAAAAAACAAAACAAACAATGTCAACACATATAATCACATCACATAGTAATGTGATATAGTAGGGCCTACTCATATAGCCCCATATAAGCCCCATACAGTAGGGCCAGCCCTGCTAGGCTACCCTAGTAGCGCAAGCCCCTAGAAAGGCGCTCTAAGGGGCTTCCTAGGGGCTTGTATGGGGTAATGCATATCAGCAAGGGCCTACCCTGTAACGCGGTTCATTATCCGGCCCCTTATAGAGGTTCATGCATTCATCACTAGTAGCAGGGTCCGCTACAGTAATGGGCTTAGCCTCCATAGTAGGGGCGGGTTGTATGTAAGTATTAACCGCCACCATAGCAGACAGTGCAATACAGGCCATGCTAATGGCGATGACAAACAGAAGACAATTCTTAAACATTGCTCAAACCCCATGTTTCATTGAGAAAGATAATAAGCGGATTAGTAAGGTCAATATGAACCCCTAGGGAGTAATCATCTTCCCCTACCTCTTCCCTGCTATAGGTATAAAGCCCCATATTGGCATAGGTAGTGCGCCATTCACAGGAATGCGGCCTTGATCCCCCCTCTATAGTCATGCGCTTAGACTGGAATTCATGAATAGTCTTAGCAATGTCTTTAGGAAGCGAATTAATGCTTTCCGAAGAAAGGATAAATTCTTGTTCGCTACTGCTAATCCATTCAATCCCTTTATTAGCCGCAATAATAGTTGCGGCAAATAGGGCGGTTGAGTCCATGTCTAGGGTTGGTTTGTTCCCCATCACGTAATCAACCAAACGGCGGACCTTTTGAAGCCCCTTAAGGTTAGTCCGCCATCCATTCTTGCGGACCTTATTAAACATGATCCAAGGATCAACATTAAGGGCAATGAAGAAAGCCGCAACATTACGGCTATCGGCGAATTGAGCCGCTACCCTACGCAATTCAACATGGCTTTTATGAGGGGCCTTTTCCCGCTCAAAGTTAGCGCGTTCCAGTAGGGCGGAATTGATACGCTTTACCATTGAGTCGACTTCGCGACTCTCACTGGCTTTGATATCTAGTATCAGGTCCAAAAGGGCGGACTGCATAGTCTGACTCCTAGTTGTAAATCCGTTGGATTAGCTTTCGCTTCCCATCGGCGCGGATTCCCCATTTGGAACCCCTCCAAACGTTAATGCAGCTAATGTGAAACCAGTTAGGGGAAGTAATGCGAAAGCGCTTTCCGTTGCGGTCGACTCCCGTCGCCACAAAAGAAACGTAATCGACTCCGTTAACATTTTGCATGGCTGTTACTCCATCGGCTTGTATCATTGTTCGTTCTCCATATATTCCAGATACTCAGCGCGGGATGAATGAGCTATCATAATCCCATAGGGCCGATAACTACCCCGACTCATCCCGTAGGGAACGACAAAAGGATAAGGCGATTTAACCTTAGCCTTTAGATTGCGCCAAGCATCGGTGACAGTCGCCGTCACTTCACGCTTGTTAGCGCCATAAAAACCAGCGTCACGAATGGACTCCGCTTCGCTTTCAATAATGGCTTTCAATTCGCGCCGACTATCAACCTTAACAATATAGCTATTGTCAGGCATATATGCGCCGCGCATTCCCGTTGCTATGTGGAAATATTCAGCCATCTTTTTTACTCCATCTAAATTCATAGTAAGGGCGGACTATTGCTAGCCCGCCCCTATTAGAAGTTAGAGCATTTCAAGCGCCAGCGACATTGCCGCATCTTTCGCCCGATTGCCGTTGCCGATAGTGGCGCTTTCCCACCGCTTGCCTTCCTTAGTGCGGGCAACGTGATCCTGATAGAAGGTGACGGCATTAAGAGCGCCCCAAAGCGTGCCATCTGCTGCTGCCTTATCCGCACCCGGACTATCGGTGAAAAGGCGGACCATTTGCGCAACGTTATTGCGCTGGTTACTTGTCACGCCTTCCCGATCAAAATCGAGTTCAGTGCGAAGCCAATCGGAGTCATCCTTAAGGGCTTTCGGACTGTAAAGCTTCGCGAAGAAACGCGAAAGCTTGTCATCAGTCATACGGACCTTGCTCATTGCCTTTACGGCTTGAACATATTCCGCGAAAGCCGAGTCGAATTCGCCCAATTGAGTAAACAGCTTATCAGCGTCGAATTCGCCGCTATTGCGTTGTTTCGCCGTTGTTTGGGCGTTCATCACCGCCGAAAGACTGACAGTGTTTTGACAAACAACCCGCACCGACGTTGCACGGGCAGTCCGCGCATAGGTTCCGTCGTAGGAAGTCAGCAGCAGGATATAGGGAAGGATGATATCGCCAGCGATGTCGCCTTGCCCCTCTTCACGCTTGGCAAGCCCCCATACAACGCGACCGCCCTTTAGAGCGCCCGCAACGTCCATCTTAAAGCCGTTACCCTTAACAAGGCTCATAAGCCCCTCTAGCAGGTCAAGGGGTTGCGCGGGGTCATAGTGCGACTCCGACATCACCGAAAGGGGATCGCCGGTGTCAGTGCGATACATGACTGCGCGGTTTTCATAGGAACGAGTCAGCATGGCCAGCGATTCATCATCCCCTTCCTTGAAATTGGGGTTAGGGATCGAATAGAAGGCAGGGGCCTTTGCGACCTGATAGTCAAGGCCAGCAACCTGCGCGATTTGTGCGGCGTCCATATCATCGGTGATATGATTGCCAAAGCCATGCCATGGCTTACCCTCCGAAGCGCGGTAAGCGATAGCGGCCTTGCCAAGGGTGAAGTCAAGTGCGTGGGACATAAATAAAGCCTTTCTAAATGTTGCGGAGTCTTTCGCTCCCAAAGCTAGTGGCGCATTAATTAATATCCGAATATTTCCGTATGCCGTTCGGCCCATGCAAGGGCAATTTCCCGCATCTGGTCGGGAGTATAGAGCCGCGTCACATTGGACGCCCACAAACTACCGTAGGCAGTAGCGTAAAAGTTATCTTTATTAACGGCGATATCCTCAATGCCCTTAATTGCCTGTTTCATTGTTTCATCGCTAATAAATTGTTTCATGCGTAAATCGCCTTTCTTGTCGTGATATATGCACCATAGGCGTTATCCGCCTTATCCATGGCGCGGCTTGCACCAGCGCTTGTCTTATAGCGCTTTGTTTTTCCGGTGACTTTGTTAGTCACTTCATAGCGAATTGGCTTATTCACTTGTGACAAACCCAAAGAGGAAAGCCGCGATAACAGCCAAGAAAAGAAGATTGGCAATTACCAAAGCGATATCGAGATAAAGATTATTCGTCATGGTTCCGACTCCAGATTGGTTAGTTTATTCCACTAGCTTTAGGAACGGCGGTTAATTGCTTAACCGCTTTCCTAATGGCTCAATCGTTAGTGTCTGATTGAGTAAGCCCCATTGTGGGTTGCTAGGTAAAGCGGATGACATAACGGCCCAACCTAGCCCCTAAGGGGAACGCCTAACCATTAGGCGATTAACCTAGGGGCTTACCGTCATCGGGCCTAGGTGGCGGGGCTTGTTCCCGCCGATGTCCCTATCTAGGGGCGGATTCGTGATTCGGTCAAGCGCTAAAATGAAATTATTTTTGCCCCTAATCTAAGCTCATCGGACGGCTAGCTTAGATTAGCGGATTCCTTGCTCTAATACCAAACAGACACCCGTGCGCGTATGTTGCAAGAGCCATGCCAAACCTAATAGCCCCTATAAGGCGTTTTAAGCCCCTTACAGGGCCTTTAGGGGGCCTAAGCTACCCTAACACCTAAAAGAGGTGATTCGGCCCTGTATGAGCGTTTCAAGAGTGCGACTCGTAAGAAGGTCGGAAATAAGCAAATAAAGTTATTTCAAGTGAAAAGTGATTTTTTTAATCTCATTCCAGAAAAGTGATTTTTAGGTTTGACATTAAATGCCGAATCGCCCTAAGAGGGAGTCACCGGACGGGGCAACCCAGACGGTCCAGCCTCCCCTAGAGGCAACTGGCTCTTTCTCATTGTTGGACTAATGCCCTTCGCTAGGCGGCACAAAAACCTAGGAAGGAAATTAAATAGAACCCCATTAAAAAAGGGGCTTGCGAATCACTAAATAATTCGCCATTAAATAATCACACCGAACGAAAGGAACCTACCATGAAAAAATTCTGGATCGAATGGCTTGACGGTAGCTTGATTGGGGAAGTAGAAGCGGAAAGCGAAAGACAAGCCCGCAACATATGCGAGAACCACGCTACGGGGTGGGGGCTGGAGCCGGGAACCTACCAGCTACGGGAGAAGCCGGAGTGACCGGGAGGGGGCCGCGAGGCTCCCACCCCACCCCAAGGGGCTTCTGGCTAGTCCTATGGTGAAAGTTGGCCGGTTCCCGGTTTCAAAGTTGATTTCCAGCCAGTTCCCAATTTTATCTTTGATATTTGGGATTTATGCACACCAAATAGTTTAGCTATATCTTTATGATACATTCCGGTATCCAATAGCTTTCTAATTTCTTCTACTTTTGTTTCTGTCAATTTAGAATTAGGCTTTTCAGAGCCTTTTAATGCTTTGGAATAATCTATCTTACCATTCCTAACCGCATCATCCGCATTATCTTGGTAAGTTCCCCAAGCTAAATTAGTCCAAACATTATTAGACTTATCATCATCTAAGTGCCTACAGACAAATTTACCGTCTGTGGGCTTAGGTCCGTTAAATAAAGTGCATACCCATATATGGATATTATAATCTTTGCCACCACTTATAATATTTAGATAACCGGGTGTGGTAACTTGCGGCTTCCTAAATCTATTAGTAGTCGGATTAAATACCCTACCTAAGTTGGATATTAATAAGGGTGTTTCTGGTATGGGGAGGAATGTTTCTTTCATTTCTCCCGCGTAAGATACAAAATGCCAAAAATCAATAGACAGTAGTATCCCAAAATGCCAATTAATGAGAAACCTAAAATGCCCATATCTCATTAACTCCATAATGCCAGAATATAAGAAACCCCATTAGAAACGAAAATAGGAGAGGTTGACCCGAAGCCAACGCTCTCCTACTGATTCGCTGTCGCTTCACGAATCATGCTCCCTATTTACGGGCATAAGGGAGATTGCCCTATCATAATAAACTGTTGGTCATTACCTATACCTCCAATTAGAGTGGAAATAAGTGTTAAGCTGCCCTTGCCGTCTCAATCTTGATCTTCCTTCCCTGATGGTGGAAGGTCAAGGAGTCAAAGCCAAGTCGCTTCAATGACTGGAAGCCCTTAAGGGCCTTGGCGGAAGCCTCTTCATCGACCAATTGGCCCAGCTTCCGCACTCCCTGCTGCGGGGTGACGCCTAGAACCGTAAAGTCAGCCTTTTTGGAATGAGGCTTAAAAACCTTTATGACGTTCTGTTTCGGCATTTGATGTTACTCCAAGGATAGCAGGTTCATAGTTAAAACCGCAGACCCTTAATTTGGTTCCAACAATCACCTTTCGTTTCTGCGTTCTCAGGCTTTCTCACCTGTTCCCGGTCTATAGACGATTCGGGGGTTTGGCAAGCAAAAAAAAGGCAGGGCGTCAACCCTGCCTTAAGTTGTTTAGAAAGGTGGTAAGAGGCACTTTTATTAGTGCGTCAAAACCGTTGCCTCTTCGCTCGCTTCGCCGCCTTCCTGCTGGCCCTCTTCCTTGTTTTCTTCGGAGTTGCCCGAAAGATGCTGACGGGCACCAGCCAGCGCTTCGGCGAGATTGTTGCTGGAATTCGCCGCAGCCGCACCAGACCGCGAGGTCGGAGTCTTGCGAACATGAGGCTCACCATCCGGCAGACGGGTGATATAGGCGAATTCGCCATCCTCATCCGAAAGCGTGTCGAACTTGCGTCCTGCCCATTCCCGGCCTGCCTGCGTCACGTTGTTGAGCTTCGTAACCACGCCCATCATGAACGAACGGAGGGGGTTCTTGCCGCCCTCGGCAGTCTTGGGGATCGCCACCTTGGCGGTCATGCCGACGTTCAGCAGAGCGATATCGGGGCTGATGGCGTTGAGGGCTTCCACAAGGCTCTTGCCACCCTGTGCGGCCTTATTGACCTTCTTACGGCGGAGTTCGTTGGGATCGAAGTTGGCGATGATGCCACCACGGGCAGCAGCTTCTGCCACTTCTGCCTTCACCAGCTTGCCACCGACACGGACCTTGCCGGCCTGATCGACGGTGAAACCGGCCTGTTCGATTGCTTCCTTGTTCATGTTGTCTTCCTTCCGACTGATGTTTGTGTTTTCGCCTTCTCAGTGGCGATGACTATTAGCTAATGGCCTTAGATGATTCGTGCAAGAGCTTTTTTCACTCTTACCAACTTTTTTTGTCGAAACTTGTTCTCAGGGCTTCCCACCAGCATTTAATCTTAGATTATATCCTAGAATGCGTTTTAAGCCCTTCTCAGAGCTTTTTAAGGGCTTTAGGGTAGTTGGGTAGCCTAGAACGCACAAAAGCCCTCTAAGGGGCTTTAAATCGGCTAATAATGAAAGATGGGTGTTGACCGGGCAGCTAGGTTTTCGGGTGGGGGTGGATAACCCAGCTATGAGGGGGCTTCATTGCGTCGGAAGGACACACCCGGTCAACGCTTATGTCTATGGGGTGATTCGCTGATTCGGTCAAGCGATATCTTTGAACCAGAATAAAACGAAACCAGAAAGCCCGCTAACCTTATCTAAATGTTTCACGTGGAACACTCTAAGGTTAGATTAGGGAACCTTTAGAAGGCAAAATAAAAGCCCCGCATCCTTAGACGCGGGGCAACCTAATAACCATTCCTTAAGCTTCTTGATGATCCGCTTTAGCTTGCGCTTCATTCCAGATATCCTTTCACTTCCGACTCAACCCCCTTGCTGAGCTTCACCTTAGAACCTTCTTCATAGCCATGTCCAGCTATTTCTTGGCTTCCGGTGTAAAGGGCAATATCTTTCTTGCTGGTCTTTTGCCCTTTGGCTTTGGGCATTTCCCTAAGAATGATATCTTGTTTCAGCACAATAAGAGCGTTACCAGCTACTTCCTTTTCTGCAATCATTTTAACTAGGGATTCATGAACCGCCACAAGGAACCCCAATTTAAAGTTATGCTTGATTTCATCACCCTTAACCCCATTGTTAATGAGCCGGTGATAAGCAACAGTCATGGGAAGCTTATGATAGCCGGTGATAAGGCTATCTGAAATGAGGTCATAAAGCCAGTTGGCATATTGAAGGTCTACGGGAAGACCGTAAAAGATGATGTTTTTATTGTCTTCGCTTTTAACCGCATATGTATCGGTAAGCTTAGCAATGGCCTTACAGATAAGCTCCATCTTATCCGTCTCTTTGCGGGGCTTCTTAGTAAAGCTTTCAACCTTACTGGACTTAACTTCTAGGTCAGTCTCAGTGAGGCGATACTTTGCCATCATCTTTTCGAAAGCATTAGCAAACGCCATTGCCTCTTCGGGAGTTCCAGCGTTATTAGCCTTCGCTTTAATTGCGTTCAGCTTGCGGATGATGTCGTCCCGGTTGGTCATGTTTGCTTCCTAGGTGATTCGTTGCTGTTGAGACTGGTTTAGGGGGTTATTGGGGTTAGTGCAAGTTTTTTCTTTTTGGTGTTGGATTGTGTGTGTCGCTAATCTAACCTAAGTGAGCTTTAAATTTTTTAATCTTAACTTATAAAATCCTGCCGATCCAACCAACTCAAAAAACAAACTCAACTCTCCCTATCTATCCCTTTCCCTATATACAACCAAACCAAATCAACTACCCTCAACTACCAAAACCCTCCCCTCTTCCCCTACCTTCTCCCTTTCCCTTTCTCTCCCCTATATACAACCCTTCCTTATGCTCTTCACGTATGTAAAGCTTTATCCTATCGGCTCCTTACTTCCTTCACTATATCGACGGATACAAACCGGACCTTATTAGGTTGACCGTCTATATATCTGTCTATTGCTTCTATTAGTTCCTTTCTTGCTTCTTCCCTTGTTTCGGCTTTCATCGTTACCGTGAATTTATGTTCGTTCATTAGAAAGGCCCTTCCTCAATGAGTTTCTTAATCTTATACCTATGCAGTCTTGTTCGTGCTGCATTATGTTTTGCTTGGGCGATTTCGTTATCCCTATGTGTAACAACGACTCCGGCAATAAGTTTGCTTTCTTCGTTGTTCATATGTTTTGGGATTATTGGCATTGTCATTTAATCTTGTCCTATTTGTTCATAGGGGATTTGGTTATCCGTAAAGAACTGTTTTATATATTCCCTTGCTTCTTCGTCTTTCATGTGGAAGAGTTCGCTGGGGCTTTTGAAATAGTCAGGATAGCGATTGACGATTGCCTGCCCTAGCCTTTCATGGGGGCGGTTAGCAGGGTTAGCAAGCGCATAGATATCCTTGCGATACATTTGCTTTCTTATTGTCATTTGTTTTGCCCTGCTGCTACGGCTTCTTTTGCTACGGACTTACATGCTTCGATGTTCCAGATTTCTTCCCTGCATATCTGGAACGCTTTCATATAATCATCATAGCCGGGTTTTCTGGCTTCGATGATTTTGTGTTCGATGATCCGGTTGACGGTGATTTCCCTTTCGGAGGGGATGACAGAGCCGACCAGCGAGCCAAAGACAGCCGATAGACCTACGCAGCTAACAAAGAGGGTCTTTTCCTTCATGTCTACCTCACTCACAACGTTCTCTTGCTATTAGAACCAGCATTATTTATCTTCCGGCTGGAGGAATTCCAAAAACTCTTCTTCGTAATCGTTCCCTACATTCTCCGCCGTTAGGAACCAATCGTCATAAGCTTTGACGATATCCTCATCCGCATAGTTGCTCAGTTGCGGGAACTTAAAGCGAAGGTTATTTACTAGGGCTTTATCCCTCACCTTCCGCTGTTCTTCCGTCAAAATACCGTCTACCATAGCTGCTACTCCCTAAAGAGCTTCTTAAAGAAACTATAAAAGAACGGGTAATTGATTGCTTGCGTTACCCCTTCATCTTTTAGTTTCTTATCTAGGATTTTCTGTTCGATGGCTTCATATCTGTTATGGGCTTTCCTACGCCAGATATCCGCATGATCCCTATCAATCTTACCCTCTTTTAGAAGCAATTCTATTGACTGGATATCTTCGCGGTAATCTCTTAGGTGCTTTGTGTCAGCATCATAACGCGACTCAAGCCTAGCAGCTATGCGCTCTAGGCTCTTGTCTGATCTGACATTATTGGGGATGATACTACGGGCCATCTTATTTCCGGTAGCGTTCCTTGATCTGGTCGATAAGCTCAGGGTGATTGAGCCTAAAGTCTAGAACCTTCTGGATCAAGGCATTGTTCCGGCTTTGATGGAAAATGGGCTTTTCCGGGATGGGTGGGAACATGTTAGCCCGAACCCTCTTGCTGTTGTCGATGCGCAACGCTGGACCTGCATTAGCCATGACTTTAACCCTTCTTCTTTTTGATTATGTTGTCAAATACGTGGTCGAATATTATCCAACCAATACAGGCAACAAATACAATGCTAACAATGTCGTCGGCATTGTAACCGATAACCTTAAGCAATAGGATAAGACCTATTATCTCGAAATACTGTTTCATACCACAAGTGTCTTAGCGGTAAGGAACATGCTTTCGATTGCTTCCCTTTTTGGAAGGGTATTAAAGAAATCCACTACCGAAGCGTTGCGGCTGTCAGAACCCAAAGCAATGGCGGAAGCTTCTGCCATGGCATTATATGCCTTGTTATTAGCTTCGCTAATGACGTAATCATTAACGACCATTCCCTTCTGGTAATAGTCCTTAGCGACTCCCAAAGCATAGATGCCACAGCATCCAACCAGCTTGTCGCCCTCGAAAACACAAAAGCGAGTCGATGGGCGGACATTATCAAAGACCTTATTTGCCTGTTCAAGCAATGTCTTTGCGATAGCGCTGGTAAGGTTGCTAATATCGTCCATGTTAACCGTTCCTCTTACGCATGATGAATCGGGCTTCCACATAGGAAGCGAAGCGCTGGACAATGAAAGGGCGTTCCCCTTCCAGTTCCAAAGCCAGACAGTAAGGCTTGTTGTTAGCCTCTTCCGTCGTCACCGGATAAGCTGCGTAGCCGCTAATGTCGGTTACTTCGCTGTCTACTACGTGGAACATATTAGCCTTCCTTTAGAATTAGCCCGATTCGATCGCCCTTTGCGTGGGCTTCGCTGATCCTTCTAAGCTTTTCCTGCAACCTGTCAAGCTCCTTACAAGCTCTTTCTACCGCTTCTAGTGATAGAATGTTGTGCGGGTTGTTCCTGTCAAAGCCCCTAAATATGTTATTAATATATGCCGGATGCTTTAGGCGCTTGCATCCTTTAATGAAGTTCCTAGGATCAGGCGGCATGGAATGAGTGCCAGTAACCCGGCCTACGTCATATTCCCCTTCCGGCCTGTCATAGCGCCAGATACCATCATCCCCTTTGACGCACTCATAATAAGGCGTCCTGTTTTCTGCGATGATAGTAACTAGGTTTCCTTCTATCGTATGATAGGATTCGCCGACAATAAACATCGGCTCATATTTGCGTTCTTCTGTCACAGGCGAACCTTCACTAGAGTTATAATAAGCCACCCTTTATTAGATGGCTTATCGAATTCTAGATTTGGTAATATTGGGTCTTAAGTTCTTCCGGCACTTCGCCCTTTAGAAGTGCTTCCAATTGTTGTTGAGTTATCTTAGTGGGGCCACCATCCCAATCGTTTTTAAGATTAAGAACTACCACGCCGCCGCCAGTGGAAACAATATAGTCACCCCTAGTAATGTGATACGTCATCCCGTTCCAAACAGTCTGATCGCTGTAAGTCGAGAAATGATAATAAGGGAACCGTTCTTTAAGTTCCTTATATTTATCGATGGTCGCTTGAGTTTGTTTCACCTCAATTCGAACGGTGCCCTCATTCTTCCATTCGACTCGCCACTCCCATTCTTTCTTGACGGTAGCGTAAGCTTCTTTCGCCGCTGCGGTTTCTTCTGCCTCAGCGCGGGCAAGCTCCAGCTTCAAGACGCTGATTTGATTTTTGATCTGTTCGCTAGACTTGGGCATTTTTACTTCCTTATTCCCGCTTTAGAAAATGGGTTAAGCTGGATGGGGCAATTACCATGCTTCCATATGATGTTGCGCCATTGCTTACCGGCTTTCAGCCATTGTTCGTAGGGGATATAACTAGCGTAGTCAATCCACAACTTACCGCCAATTAGCAGATAAGTTATTCCGCCATGAAATACCAGCATCTATTTAACCCCACATTAAATAACGCGAATCACCCCGATTCGCTGCCCTTACGGGGTAACATAATCAGGGCCATATCGCGAACTATTTATTTTCTAGGAACGGGATTAAATAGGGCACTAACCTTATCTGCCGACCCTCCCCGCCATGAACAGGGTCAGTTCACCCGGCTTGAAAAGTCTATATTGATTTCCAGCCGGTTCCCAAAATTGGAAGTCAGCCGGTTCCCAAAAGTAGCGGTTCTCAAGTCCCAATTTCCAGCGATCCAAAGTCACAACCTTGCCGGTTCTAAAGTGATGATACTGGAATGCTAGGACATAGCCTATCCGTTCGGGTAGAGCTTGCCGGATAACGCTACAACCCGCTGCTACTACGCTGTAGGGGAGAGTGATGATTTCACAGCCAAACCCACATGCCACTTGATCTTGGAAGATAATGTTGCAGTAGACGGTTCTTTCAGCTTGGCTATTGCTTCTTCTATCTTCCATTGTTCTACCTCGTCAGCATGGGTATAACTGCTGTCATGGCCTTTGTCGTAGAAAGCTACACTGCCGATCTTGTGGCGGTTTTTACTGTCTCTATAGAAAGTGTATTCGGCACCGGGCCATTTATTTACGTCATCTTCGTATATCTTAAAGGCCATGAAATCATCGCCTCTAAGAAAGTCTATCACCTTATATAGTTCACGGTTAGTTGGCACCCATGACTTGCCTTCCGCTATTAGCCTAATTAATGCTAAATTATGTAGATCGTGCGAAACCAAAATGCCAACTTTCCATTAACTATAATGCCAGAATATCATTGACTATCAGTCAAAGAACAGGTGCTGGTTATTGTCTGGTGATGTAGGGGGCGACCAACCGTGTCTTACTTCTACAGGACTCATCGTGATAGTTGGCTGCGGACCATCGAAGGTTACGACGGCATTGGCGATCTGCTCTGCCTCATTAAGGGCTGCTCTTGTGGCCTTGCTCTTATAATCATCTTCTAGCTCTGGCTTGTAGAAACCCTCACCGGTCATTTCTTCTAGAAGCTGGTTTGAGAAGGGGTCTTTGTAGATTTCGCCTTCCCGTGAGTTCTCTAGATTTTTGTAATAGGTGGCAGCAGTGCGAATCAGCCTGATTTGTTTGTCGATCAAGGTTTCGCCGCTACTAAAAATGACCATAGATGCGGGGTTGAAGCCGAAACTATGGTCATAACGCTTTGCCATGCTGATTAATAATCCAGCAGTTAACGGTAAAATATTCATATTCCATAAACCTTTCATATATTTAACTTAACATTATATCGCTAAGTGTTTGTTTTATAACGATTTTATTATGTTAAGAAGTTAAGCCTTCTTCTTGGCCCACTTCTTATGAAGTTTACCGTCAGGCTTATACCATTCCACCTGAACGATAATGCCACGGTTTACCATACTCACCCCGCGCTGATATTGGAACGTAGCGGCGGACAATGTCTGCCGCGCTTCGATGAAAGTCTTGTTGGGGTTCTCATGGATGAACTTGACATGGTGAAGGCGCTCCTGCGCTTCCAGATGCTCCATAGCGTAGGCTTCAAGGCACATAGTTCGTTTTCCTTTCGTGTCTTTGTAGGCTGCAACTTTGTCGGGATTAGCATCGCGCCATTCCTTGGACTTATCGCGAGAAGTTGCTACGTCTTTATGATAATAACGCATTCTCGCTTTACCCCTATTCTTCTTACCATTAGGGGTTTTATAGTAATCCTTAGCGTATTTTGCGATCTTATCTTTATTGCGTTGCCTATAAGCTCGGTCAACCTCTGCCTTATTCTTACGCTTTATTAGTTGTTCTACTCTATCAAGCTCTTCTTTTGTTAGCGCCCTAGTTTTGTTGATGACATTATATACTTCTATCATGCCATCATAATCTATAGCTTTACCTGCCATTCACTCCGAACCCCATCGTGGATATCAGCGATCATATGCAGATGGACGTGGAAATCAAGGGTTAATCTTCGATTCGCAGCAGCTTCACCCCAGATTCGGCGAAAAGCTGTTCCGAAAGGGCAATCTCATCCGCCCATCGCGTCAAAAGATCGTCAGATGCCGGGATTGTATAGACCGTCTTGATGCCATTAGATATGATCTTTAATGCACACTTAGAACAAGGTGGATGCGTTACAACCATTCCATATCCGAAAGTGCATTCTCTCTTATGGTCTAATGCGTTGGCTTCTGCGTGGACGATACGGTCATATTTCCACTGGCGATCAGCTATCATTCTCTCTAGGTTATCTGGGATGCCCCTAGGAAGCCCGTTAAAGCCGCATGAGACGATGCTTTTGTCTGGGCGGTATATGATAGCACCGACTTTCGTAGAAGGGTCTAGGGAGCCTCTGGCGACCGCCAAGGCCACATTTGCGAAATAGTTCTGCCATTTACTATTCAACAACATTTAATACCGCGAATTCTCCATGATGCTCTATGGCTGCAAGGTTGTATGCTTTTGCTGCATCCTTTGGGTCCGAATAATAACCCAGATGCTTTGTTTTCTTGTTATAAGTGATTTTAGCGCACCATCTATTGCGCTTCTTATCGAAATGGACACCCTTAAAGCCGCTAGTGTTCCTACTCGTTATCCTAGTATTGTAGGCATTTTGGCCTATACTTGCGTTTCTAAGATTGGATAATCTATTATCTAGTCGGTTTCCGTTCTTATGGTCCGCCACACCCTTGTCTAAATTCAGAATGAAACGCTGCATCGTGATACGGCGTCCACATATTGTAGTCTGTGCGTAGCCATTCTCATCTATCCACCAAGAATAATAGGATAATAACGGATATAGCTCTTCATCAATTAGAATCGGTGTCCCATTAGTTGCCAGAATCTCATTCGTCATAGGAGGGTTTCTCTTCTTTCTTCTTATTAGGGATAACTTGCTTCCTTTTGAAGCGGACTTCTACCGCAAAGGGATTACGGGTCTTTCTTTTTGGTTCTTTCTTCATTGTAAACTCTTAGTCTTTCCATTCCTGCGGGTGCAATGAGCATGGAACCCCGGATATATACTTCCTTGTCCCAAACTCTTTCCGATCCAGATATCATTCTGATGTTCTCCACGCCGATGATTTCGGTTAGTAGCTTGTTCCATAGATCGCTACGGGTCCAAGTGATGTCCCTATAGACCCAACCGGGAGCTTCTAGTTGCTCTTGCATGGCTTCTTCGATGGCATTGTGCATACTCATCATTAGTTCTTTATCATTCATTCTACACCTGTGAGGCTGATAGTTTCGACAAGAGTTTTTAGCGACTCTGAAATTTAGAGCCATTTCTTAAAAACAGCCCAAATTACCCTTATTTAGCGTTTATTTGTAAACATTTATAAGGACGTTTGGGCTGTTTTTATTATAGTTGTATAAATGCGTTTTTAACGGATATTAACTTTCTTCCTCGTCTTCGGGAAGCCAATCAACCCATTCTTCCGGCCATTTATAGGACGGTGACGTTAGATAACTTGCCATTTACAAAGTCTACCTTGATTAAGCCAGCGTGATTATCTTTACCGGCGTTTCTTTTGGCATCCTCTGGAGTGTCATAATATGCCCCGGTAATATCGGTGTAAACGTTGGTATATTTGCTCATCATCACCGGTGGTTCTACTAGGTCTAGCGGATGCTGCGAATGTTCATACTTGCCGGTAGTGGCGTTGTAGGCGGTAATAGCACCGCAATAATGACCTTCGTTATTGTAAGAGTAAGCAATCTCTTCATGGGCTTCATCACTGCCCCACTTCTTGCCGCTTTCTACTAGAGCGACAATTGGATAATCGCCTTTCTTAGTAGTGCAGATGATGCGGGCATTATGGCCGCTTACAGTTACATATTTCTTAGATGGATCAATCTTCATATATTACCTTTCGTAAACGCGAAACTTCTGTGAAGCGAAATCCCAAGCAATGATCCGGCCCCCGCATGACAGATGGCTCTTACAAGCCTCGCGGACGGCCTCTACAGCCTCAACGCCGTTGTTTAGGTAGTGCTGGGCTATGTGCTGGCCCGATCCCCACGCAGCAGGCTCTGTGACCGTCGCAAACAGGCCGGTAGTCTCTAGCTCGATGCACCTGCCAGCTTTGTTAACCAGAATAGCGGTGGTGTCATACATACCCGGATAGTTGCTATCGTCGGGCGTTTCAAACGGCTCAAAACCGTTCTGCTCGATATGGGCGATCCATGGTTCGATAACCATTACTGCCCCGCAAAATGCCCCTATGAACTTCCCTAGGGTTGGGTGGTTTACTTCTCTTAGTTTCCATTCCTTATCTGAAACTAAATTATCACCGATAGTAGACCGACCATCGGCTACTAATAAGGTCTTATCCCAAGCAATTACTGTCATTAATTCATTCCGTGTTTATCTGTAGTCCAAAAGGCTTGGCTAATTCCATATGCCTTTAAAGCCTTTCTACAACCATCACACGGTTTAGCAAGCGCTGGTGCCCCGTTTCTTGCCACTCTTGCTACAAAGATTGTCGATCCTCTTAGCTCATGTCTTTTCTTCGCTTTAAGAGCATTCTTAATAGCGTCTATTTCCGCATGTTTGCAGATGGCTAAAGGATGCGGGGAAAAGCGAGACTGTAAAGGATCGGTCTTAAACGAATTTAGCCCGACGCTTATTACCTTTTTGCGTCGGGCTATAACCGCTGCCATTTTAGGCAGGTTTTCTACAGGATTAGCTCTGGCGACCGCCAAGGCCATGTCGATCATGAACGCCCTCGTAAATGTCTGGGATATCGAAGGGAGCCAGCTTTACAGCGGCCCGATAAATCCAGTCATACAGCGCCCATGAACGAATATAAATAGCTTGTGGCAATAGTCTTACCAAGATTACTTCCAGAAGGAAGTAAGTATTAAGCAGCAAGCTTGCTACCGCCATCATTATTAAGTCTGTCATTCACTCTAGTTACCCGTCCGTTTCTTGCCGTCCAGCTAGAGATAAACACTTGCTGGCTTTCGGTCTTTATTTCCCACATTACTTCCGGGTGTTGTTTACTAAGTCTCTCTAGTCTCAGCGCCAGATTGTGCTTGTTTACGTATTTCATATGATCGTCGGTAATATTACCGCTGCTATCGACATATGGTAGTTCCGCACGAAACATAAGATGGTAATATCTGTCCATCGTGGTAACGCTAGCAGGAACTGTTAATTTGTATTCTAGCAAACGCATTGTAAAACCTCAATAAAAAAGCCCGCCATTGAGGCGGGCTTATTGTTGGTGGGCGTGGTAGGGATCGAACCTACGACCTAGCCGTTATGAGCGACCAGCTACTACCACTGAGCTACACGCCCACTAATTAATAAGCCGCTACGCCGTAATTGGCTTCACCGGGACGGTTCGCACTGCGGTTGACCTGCTGGACGATGCAGTTATCACCGGA